ATCCCCTCTAGGCGCGCGGTGGCGATACGCGCATCCACTTCGGCGGGCGTGAGGACTGGGCCATTATATTTTTTATAACTCCATTCTTCTGCCGCAAAGTACAGAAGATCATTAACTTGCCATAGTGGGGCGTCATCGTCGGCAAATACCCGCCACCAATACGGTATGCCGCCCACCCAATGCCACCCATCCCGCTCCGGGTTCAGCGGCACCCCAGGCTTGCCGGGCCATCCGTTGTCGCTCATTCCTTTTCTCCTATAGGTTTGATTTTCTCAAACAGTGGGCAATCAGTGTGGATGGCATCTGTCCTGTTGATAACTCCACCATCTGGCTTTGATTGGATTGCCCGAAACCAATAAAAAGCCTTCGGTATAACCGGCACTTTATACTCAAAAGTACACCGCCCATCGCCGCTTGGATGTTTGCGGCCAGACTTTGTTGTTTTCCACTTTGCCCTATTGCACGTGAGGCAACTTTCGTCGCTCATTCCTTTTCTCCCAGCACCGCGCGCGTTTCAGGTTTCAGTGATTGCCAATCGCCCCGGCTGATGTACTTGGCCATGTCATGCAGGGCTTCACGCAGCATCCCATTCTCTTCCAGCAGCAGCCTTGCTTCGGCTTTCGCTTCCACTGTCTCAGCAGTCACGCTGCTGGTGTTGTGTCCCTCGATCTTCATGATCATTCCTCCCTATCAATTCACGTTTCTTGCGGAGTGTATGCACTCGACAAGCGAATTTACTATTGCATTGGTTCCGGATAGCGAGATGGTCCAGGTCCTCTCGTTTGTTCTGGGGAACGAGATATACATCGTGTGACCGAATCTAAATTGATTCTCGAATCGAGGGATATGATTGACGGTCATGTTCCATTCGAGCGTGTCGAGAGTGTTCGACACTGCCGGAGCATTCCAGTGGATGTTGCCATCAATCCTCAGCACGACATCAGTCTCAAATCCGGATCTCATGCGCCATCTCGGATCCACCACATGAAATATGATGCGAGGATTGTTCTGGATCCACTTCATCATGAAATGGCGACCATCTCGATCGTCGTAAACATCGACGCCACATACCAAATTGTTGTTGGTCGTCCGGGCGACGAATGAGGTCCAATTACCGCGTCTCTCCAGAGTCGCAGCATCTTGGGCTAGAGCTGGTGCTGCACTCAGCAGAGCAGCAATCAATAGCTTTCTGATCATGTGTATATCCACCTCATTAGGAAGTGAGACAGGATGCTCGACAGCAACGTAGCGAAGAATATGACTGCCAGCACGAATGCCGCTGCCATCATCTCATCTTTACGCTTTTCATTCACGATTCGGATTCCTTATTCGCCGGGCAATTACGCAGCTTAGGACCATTCCCCCAGGGTGTGCCATCCTCTTCATAGAGCGAGATCATCGATCCCCAGGTGGTCTCGTATTGGACAACGCGTAGAATGACCTTGCCGGTTCGGTAATCGGACGATATCACCCTGGCGGGCTGACTACGCTCCGTTTCGATGCTGCCTTGCCAATCGACTGCTACGATCATGTGTCTTCTCCGCGATGTCAGAAGGATTTAAGGAACCGGCTGAGGGTAGGATTCGACTGCGCCCGAATATCGGGATTCGGAAGCGTCCAGCATTCGCCGTTACTGTCGAGGAAGCACACCCACATCAGGTGCGATTCGGGACCGTAATCGATGAGAAAATGCGCCAGTGCTGAGCCTTTGGAGGTGTTCAATGGTATGGGCGGATTAAGCTGAAGGATCATGGTCGTGGACCTCCTTGCGATGCCTCGCACCGTCTATGTATCCGACATAGTAGTATTCTGCCCACTCGGGCGAAGCGTCATGAGGAATCGTGTCATTGTTGCCGCACTTTCCGTCCTCGAATCCTATCAACAGAGCATTCGTTATACTGCTCGTGTCGGGTGCGGTCGGCCTGACCATTACGGGTTCAGTCATTATACATTCCTTCCAGCCTATCGAGCATCATGTCGCACAGCATCCGCGTGTATTTGAGGTCGTGCATAGCGGTATCGTCCGCGCCATTCGCCCTGTTGGTCATATATTTGGTCAACACGAACAGCACCTCTTTCAGGGTCTTACTCTGAGAGCTGTCGGCCATGGTGAGCAGGTTGATGCGTCTGAGACATTCGGCCATTTCGAGATCAGCGACCCGCATGGGGTTCGTCTGAGGCTCCAGCCCGACCATGTCGATCGGGCTGGATTTGTGCCATTGCATATTCACGTCCTCCCTTAAAGCAGCGCGCGAATAGAAGAAGATATATCGTCCAAGCTACCACCCCTAAGAATATAATCCTTAGCCGGAGCGATTTCGCTAGCCTCGAATGCGATGTAGGCATCAGAGCCATACACCGGATCCACCTCGACCCAATGATCGACGTTCAGCTTACCACCGGCAGCGAGACGAGCACGAACGCGATCGGCGAAGGCTTCGGCACGATCGGCAGCATCCCACACCCGACGATAATAGGGACCATCTTCCGGATCGTTAACCAATTCGGCGGCAGGATAAGACACTTCGTGACGGAAGCGACGACCTTTAGAGGTCACGAATTGGACGAAAAAGCTCTCGAAGATCTCGGGACCATCATTACCGCGAACTTCGAAAAGATCGGAACCGACTTCAATTTCCAGGGCCATTGTCTATCTCCACGTGTCTGAACTACAAGAGCATTATAGCACAATGTTCTTGTGCTTACAATATACCCTCATCAGCTCGATTCCTCCATGTGACGCTTACGACCTTCTTCACCCAGATAGCACCGAGACAAGCACATTTGCTGGATGCGACCGAATACCAATCCGCGCAGAGCGTCGTCTTGCGATGCGAATGGGCCGGGTGCGGTCCAAGCTCGCACCACCATGCCCACAGGGGCGCTACCACCAACATACGGAGTGTAACCAGGGGTGGTGGTTTTTAGCCAGCACACGTAACCAGCAGGCTTGCCCTTATTAGGTCCGCTCTTTAGCACTGGCAAGCTGTCGATGGCTTCCTGGCCAAAAAGCTTAACTGCGTATTGATATCCCCACTCGTCGGAGAGTTTCGCTGCCTTTTGCTCGATCTGGGCTTTCATCGTACGGTCCTGTATCTAAGGTGTTGTTACCTGAATACATTATAGCACAATGTTGTTATGCCCACAATATATTTCAGAACGAGCTACGTTTTGCTGCCTTTCACTGCCTCGAAGATGCTCTCTTTACGCTCCAGCGCGCGAGCGATAGCGTAATCGCGGTCATTGCTCACGAGGTCGATGACAGTGGTCTGACCCACCTGATTCACACCCCTGTTACGTTCTTCGCATTGGCTCCGGTCGTCGAGCGAATAAGTGTTCTCGTAGAAGACTGTGTGCAGACAGGGGTTCGTCTTATTGCCCATCAGCATATGACCATACTTGGTAGCTCGGATCTGGCCAATTATCACCCGACAGGCCGGGTCGTTATTGAAACGATTCTTCTCCTCGATCACGCTCCTGCTGTTCGAGTGGTGCCAGCCATCGTCGCGAATGAAGGCCGGATTGAAGCGCTGCAAGACTCGACCGAGTAGGTCCATCGAGGGCCGATAATGAGCCAGCACGACCAGCTTCTGCCCTTCTGGGATCTCGTTTTCGAGTATGTATTCGATCTCTTTAGCTCGCGGTGGAGTGGACTCCGGATCAATGAAATGGGCGAACCTATTCTCGTCGTATACGAATCCGGACGCTATCTGTTGGAGTTTCAGCAGCTGAGTGATGACCTGATCGGCGGTGACGAATGCATCATTCAGCAGAGCCACGAAATCCTGATCCATCTGCTTGTACAGCGCCAGCTGCTTGGGCGTCATGTCCACCCAGCGCTTCGCGTAATCCGGGCTATCGATATTCGCCCAGTCTCGCTTACTGGCGAACCAGCTGCAGCGACTCAGCATCTCTTGCAGGCGCGGAGCCGAGTCTTTGTTGATACCCACCACCTGCTTGCCCATGTATCCGCCCATCCGGCAGAAGGCATTCTTAAACACGACCGGCGACAGACCATTCGCTTCGCCCATAAATCGCATCTGCGTCCACAGGTCGTGCGGTCCTTGCGTCATGGGCTTGCCGCTCAGGCACCGAGTCATCTTCGCGACTTTCCCAGCCATCATGACTGCTCTTGAAGTCTTGCTGCTCGGGTTCTTAATCCAGATGCTCTCGTCGGCGATTATCATGGCGCCGGATGTCCAATCCGCGATTTCGCGAGCGACGGGTCCTTGCGCCAGGGCTTCGTAATTCAGCACGAAAGCTCCCGCACTGGACTTTTTCAGAATGCCGCGATGAATGTCCTTGGTCGTGATGGGCTTCGGGACTATTGGCGCCTTTTTATCGATCGCCTCCTTTTCCCAATCGCCTACGAATTTATTCGGCGAGAGTATGACGAATTTATTGGTCAGTCCATCCCTTGCGGCCAGAGCCATTTCAGCCAGGGCGACGCTGGTCTTACCGAGTCGCATTTCGAGGAAGTGTCCCCAGCCATAGGCTGGGGCTAAGGCGCTCCGAATGGCAGTAGGACTCAAGTCGCCATTCGGCTTATAGGCACTGACTCCGAAATATGAGCGGGATAGTGCCTCTAATTGGACCACACGGGGTTCGCATTCGAGCGGCCAGTCTTTCTCGGTAGCATAGGTTAAGCTGCGTACCATGTGATTTCTTTTTCAGCCTCTTTTATGATCCTGCTCACGAAATCCTCGACATCCGCAGCAGTGCAGTCTGCTCCCAGCGAATCGATAGCCTTTTCGAGAAGCTTGGTGATCTCGCGCCGGAGCTTGGTTAAACGAGTATTACCCATGCTCTCTTCCTCAGTCAGCCATACAACCGCATCCAACAGGTCAGCTATTTTGACCAGCTTCTTGGTCAGACTGGATGTGGCCGAGCTTTCGTCCATCATCCAATGCTTTATGGCTTTCTCGGCGCTATCGTAATCGGAGAGACGCCTTTTGAGAGGGCTGGGTATGTCACCCGTGAAGGCTTCCGCCATGTCGTGGACAAGCGCGTAAGACAGCGCTTCTGCCGTTTCTTCTGACGATAGTCCCATAGTGTCACACATGCTCTTCGTGTAGAGGGCGACATAATAGGAATGCTCAGCGACAGACTGATTGCGTATCTTCGGCACGATCGCCCACCGCTGGACGTACGATAGTCTCCTAGATCCTTTCACTGTTCGACGTCCTCTTTCACATCCGGCAATTCGTCGAGTGCAACGCTGGTGATGATCATGGCAAAGTTCGCAATGTCGGCGCCTTCGAGCAGGATCTCGGCATAGCTCTGCTCGTGCATGGCTTGCCTCAGCTCATCGACCTCCTCCACCATTCGGAGAAGAGCCTCCGATAGGCTGAGGTCCTCCCACTTGCCCTTATGCTTATTCTTGCGGAGCTTGTACACCATCGCGCTCCAGAACCGGCTGAGGTCCTTCGCAATGGGCGTCAGCTCGTCCGGAATATAGACATTGATGTGAGGCATTACCGGGTCCCCTCGACAGTGACGACATCAGTCGTGGACGGACCGAACCCCAGCAGCAGGAGAGGCTTCTTGTATTGACCAGCCGACAGGTTCACCAAATTGTCGAGGTCGTCGTTGATGTTGCTGAGCATTGCCTCCAGGTCATGCTTCTTCATGTAATTGGCGAAGTTCAGCAGGATCGTGTCGGGCCTATTGACGGACACCGCTTCCACGAATTGCATGCGCGACCACGAGAAAATCCGGCGCACCCGCTTGGTGACGGTCGTGTATTCCGGTTCTTGTCCGACTTCTTCCCAGGTAAGCTCGCGCTGATCCGGGTAGCAATCGCCGCTGCTGTTCTCGGTATTGCCGACACGAATCGGGTAGGTGCGAACCACCATCATGACCTTGTTAAGCGTCTGAAGGGGCAAGCGAGCGTCGGCCATGGCTTGGCCCACAGTGCATTCGCGGTGGGTGCAGTGAGGATAGAACCCGCTATTGATGCCTAGGCTAAAGCCCTGGGACGTCTCGACAAACACCACGCCAGCATATGGGTCGAAGGCGCGCATCGCCCAGGAGGGAGTCATCTTGTCGGGGATGTCGCCCAAAGGCAGATTGTCGCCATATACGCGACCGGTGCGAAGGATACGGGCTGCTGCAGCCGGTCCGGTGCCTTTGCCGGTGGACGCGATGCGCTTCACCAAATCGGTGTTGGTGCTCTTGTCAGCGTCGGTGACTTCGGCTGCGTGAGGGTGTATCGCCACCAGATCTTGAGCGTGTTCGGACAGCGCTTTCCACTCGGTCAGCAGCTCATCCATAGCGATAACTGCACCGCCATTCAGATAGGTGTAAGTAGGACGACCCAGATGGTCGAGCACTGAGGTGGCAATCGGGATCTGCTTGTTGATCCACTTTCCGCCCGGAATAATCGCCGTATGGCCACTGTTTGGACCAGCATTCGACATGATGCCGTCGATAGGGAGAGCGGTCTCCTTGGCATAAGCCGCCAGCAGCGCTGCTGCTACGCCTTTGCCGGTCGATCCGTATTGACCGTCCACCAGCACATAAGAGCCGGTGGTTCTGAACCATCCCGATTCGTATAACGCCTTCACTACGTCGCGATTAATGATCTCAGCCATATGTCTTCTCCAGGATCAGTGGCGTTAAACGCCGGGTTAACCGGTTCTTCTCAACCGGAATTACGAAATCAGGGTCGTGCTTCAGATGGGTAAAGCGAGCGTCGCAGACCTGCAACGAATGAAGCTTGCCCTTCGTGTCTTTAAATCCGACCAGGACTACCGAATGTTCGAATTTGCTCAATTCGTCGTGTTGCTTCGGAGTCACACCCGTCAGGACCGGTCTTTCATTGTGGCCCAGCGCTGCGTCGCGTGTGTGGATCTTAACTTCTGCCACCAACAGCACACCGCGAGCACTACGTGCGGGCATGATCCGGAGAAGGAGATCGGGCATCCCCACCATGAACCGGTGAGACATCTTCCGCCCATACCCACCTTCTTCTGCGATCCATTTCAGGATGTTCGACTGAAGCTTAAGTTCTTTCATGCTTGGGCAGCTCCCGATTATCCTCGCCTACGTTGCGCTGCCTCAGGACCGCCAGCATGATCAGCGAAGCTGCAGCATGGTAGAGGTGGCTGATGCCGGTCTCCTGGTCGTTCTCGCGACCGCGCCACCACTCCCAGGTGTGACGCATGGTGGCAGAAAATAGGCGCCCCCATGTCATCCCCCGTTCCCAATTCCGGTCGCCATATTTCTCCGCACCACGGGTAAACACTTCGGCCAAATAATACATCGCGTCAGGCGGTATCAGATCGAAGCGCACCTTGCCCTGATCGAATTTCTTTCCCTTGTCCATCACTTCAATCCATTCTTATCGGCCAGCCATTCCGGCACCTTAATGAACACACGAGAGCCAAGCTTGTAATCCTCTTCGCCCTCTTCGGACTCCACTTTGATCTGGCTCTTGGGTAGCCACACCTCGTCCGTCATGAAGTCGCTCTGGAACAGCACAGCCTTTGCCGTGATGTGCTTGATAAATCCGTTCAGAGTGACTGTATCCTGCTTTCTCACTTCTTGCCTCCATACGTCGCGATAGACCAATTCTCGCCACCACCGACATCCAGCTTGAAAGGCACCCGGAGATTGAATGGGTCCGACTGGACATCGACGAACATATTTCTGAGATCCGCCATAATGCGGGTGCTACGCTCATCATCCGCGCCCTGCCAAAGAAAGCTGTCGTGGATAGTCATCAGCAGTTGCACCGTGTCGCCTTCTGCCTCCAGCATACGGTCGGCATCGAGCAGCTTCTTCTTGACGATATCAGCATTTCCGCCCTGAATGATGCGGCTGGTGGCTTTGTAAGCGAATCGGGCATCATCGAGCCTGCAGACCCTGCCCAGCAGCGTAAACACGTAGCCACGCGAGAGCATGGCCTGCTTGGCTTGGCGCTGAAAGCCGGGTATACCAGGAAAGACTGCCATCCAAGCATCGAACATTTCGCGAGCTTTGTCCTCGCTCCATCCCATGTGCTGGGAGAAGCTCTTCTGCTGCATCCCGGTGAGCAGCCCCATGTTCATGCGCTTGGCTACCGTGTCGCGATCGACACCCAGCATGTCTGCTGCGACGCGATGCATATCGCGTGGTGGCTCGGAGCTGTAGCCCTCCACCAGGGCCGGTTCACGAGCGTAGTGGGCAAATAGGCGAGGTTCGCATTGGCTATAATCGCCCTCGAAGATCGTCATGCCTTCGTCAGGCACGAAGATCGACCGGAAGAGCTTGCCCAATTCCTTATTGTGCTTCGGTACCTGCTGCATATTTGGATTGGAGCAGGAGAATCGCCCGGAGATGGTGCCGAAACCGTCGATAGCGGTAGCATGAAGCGAGGGGTGCACTCGCCCCTTGAAAGCATGCCGCTCCATCAGTGGATTAAGAAAGCTGTTGATGAGATTGGTGGATTCGCGGATGGCGACGATGCGCCTCCCCTCCTCGAAAGTGCTGAGCCACTTTTCGGTGAAGGAGGGCTGACCCTGAGGAAAGCGCTTGCTAGGTTCGGTCAAAGGCCAATCGGTGTGGCCCAAGTCCTCGCAATATTTCCGCATATCGGAAGGCGACCTCACATTGAAGCCTTCCGGCAAACAAGACACGAAATCGGAGATGCGCCCTTCAAGCTCGCGCCTCACTTCGTCCGCCCTATTCGAATCGATGCGAATACCACGACGCTCGATACGGAACACGGTCCGGATGAGATCCGACTCTAGCTGCCAGACCCTGCTCATATCCACCGGCTGAGAATCCCGGTCGCGACGCTGGTCTTGCCACACTTCGAATGTGGTGATGCCGTCACCGGCTGCGTAATCCATCGCCAGAGCGTCATTACCTGGGAGACGCCAGAAATGTGCCATCTGGTCGCGCTTGGCTGGACCGCCAAATTTCTGCGCTATGTGTGCATAAAGCTCGTCGCCCTTCTTCGCGGTCACTCCGCGCCGGGTCGCGCAATCACTCAGGCCGAATCCGTTAGCATGCTCGTCGAGCAACGCTTCGTTGGTCTGGGTGCATTCAAGCTGCCGGTTGAGAAACACACCTGCGTTGGCCGAGAAATGCAAATCGAACTTGAGATTGTGACCGATCGTCAGCAGCCCTCGCCGGTCCCGCTCAGCGAAAGCAGCAGCCAGCTCCTTCTCGAAACGATGAATGACGATAGCGTCTTCGGTCGAGGACAACGGCGGCACATTGATATCGAGGAGGTTCCCCCCTCCCCCGTGTCTAATCGGGATATACACGGAAGAGGAGGGATCAGGGGTAAACACGTATCCTATAGGCTGATTACGCTTCCAATCGACACCAGATGTTTCGGTGTCGAACGCCAGAACAGGGGCCTCTGTCACCCATCTCAGCGCTCTTTCCGCGTCTTCAGCTATAGTCATGTTAGCCCCTAGTCGTTATAATGGTAGAATCAGTATTCGCCGCTGGTAGAACCACCGGTCGAGCTTGGCTCCGCGTCCTCACCGGCAATATCCGCCTCATCGCGCGATTTAAGACCGCCGAAACGCTTCTGCAAATCGACTGCCTGCTTAAATTCGCCCTCGCTCGCCCAGCCAGCACTCGTGAACTTCACGTTGAAGTAGCTGCCTTCCTGGCCCTGCTCTTCGACCGCTTCAGCGCGGAAGCGAAGCGCTTGCATTGGGCGACCGGCATTGCCGTGAAGCATGATCTTCGGGTAAAGCTCGCGGCGCACTTTCTTTACTTGACTCCGCGCGAACGTGAAGAATGTCGGGCCAAGATCCGGAAAATCTGGCAGGATTACCAGATGCTCATACATGAGGACCGCAGCAGGGGGGCTATCTGGGTCATCCGGATTGAAAGTGCCGAACTGTGCCAGCCCGGATTCCTCGACCGTAGGGCGGAGGTTCCAGACAACTGGCTTCTTTACATTCTTAAGCTTAACTTCGAAGCTGCCCTCGGACGGCGCCCAATTCACACCGTCCTCAGCGCGAGCCAGGACACCGCGACCGTCCGTGAGCGGCGCCATGAGAAGATACTTCTTCCGATTGGCGCAGATGATGAAGTCCACGGAGCGTCCGAGAGGCATGTCGAAGCCGGTGTGCCAGAAGACACCGGGTGTAGCATCATCGAATGTGCTCACCGCCTCGCTTACCGCTTGGAGAAGGCGAATGGACGGCAGCGCGACGTCAGATTGGTCCACACCCGACAGCTGACTCCCTTGGGCCGCGCCCTGCAGGTAAGCTGGGATGTTGGACGATGCCGCAGCGACCGGCAGATTTTCCGGTTCAGCAGCACGAGTTACAGCGTTTTTAGCCATGATTGAGGTCCTCCTTAGACCTTGGTGCGAGACATGTGTTGAATGGTGGACAGCTTAAACAGCTCAGCGGGCAGATCTTGCCCTTGTTCGAGCACATACTCGGAAGCGAACTTCGACAATGTGCTAGAATTCACAGTGGGGACGATGATATCGCCGTGACCTTCTTCGCGCAGCCACTCCATGGCGCGCTCCTTATCGGTCATCGACGCGGTAATCCGGGTGTTTACCGTAAATCGTGCACCCAGCTCCTTCATCGTGAGGGTGGATACACCCTCCTCCTGGAAGCGTTGCGGCAAGACCGTTACGCTCAAAAGCTGCAGCGCTTTTGACATAGCCTTGCCCACTTCCTCTATCCGGTCGTCGAGATTGCGAATCGCGTCATACAACGCGCATGTGTTGGCGAGAGTGCCAGCTTCCTTGATCGTGTCGGGCAAGGAAGAGACGAGAAGTTCGACCTCCTCTGATGTCTCCCGGATTCGCTCACTGAGATTCGAGAATTTCGCCACGTAGTCCATTTGTCCTCCTATAAAGGCCGCTTATCGGCCTATCCACAATAGATCACACAGAGCTTTGCGGCACAATCCCCTTGTCGCGTAAGCATCTTGTATTCACAGAGGGTTTCCGTCGCGGTCTTCGACCGGCTGGGAGAAGTCGTATTCGGTCATCACCTTCAGCCACGAATCCGGCGCATCGTGCCATACCCTCTTGCCGGTCTCGTCCATGGCATACAGACCACCGCGACGACGAGCGGCACCGCGCAGCGAATTGCCGATATTCATCGCCACTCGACCGCGACCCTTGGGCGTCGCCAGGGCAAAATCGATTCGATACTTGTCGGTCTGCTTAATGTTGTTAAGCTCGGCCATGGTGAGGAGCTTGTTCCAGCTCACGGCACTGACAATTTCAGCGTCCACGTAAGGCGGCAGATCCTCATCGTTTGCCGGAATCTCGACACGCTCCGACATCACGATTCGAGTGTGAGTGGCCAGGAATTCTTCGAACCAATCATTGGTCATGGTTAATACTCCGCTTTTTCGATGTTGGGAACATTAGCTTCGGAGGTGTCGCTTAGTCCTCCAAATACTTTACCGTACTTTCGCTCCAGATGTTCCAATATTCTCTCCATCGATGGGAAAGTGTACAGCCTCACCCTGCGACGTTGGGTGATATTCGTGTAAGAGTCGGTGACTGATACCGACCTTTGACCGATCGATTCGATAGACGAATCGGGGAAGACACCCCTGATGGTCAACCAGACATTGCCGGTGTGCAGTGGCTTGCCTCGCTCGCGCACATACCGCCGGAAATCCTCTTCTATCGCGGGCAGGTGAATGGTGTCCGGCCATCTGTCGGCGATCAGCATATTGGAGGTGGAATACTCGGCCTCTTTATCCATCTGGAAGCACTGCCACCAATACTGGTGTACTTCTCCTGACAACGGGAAGCCATTTTGGAGCCTTTCGTTGAGCCACGACACCTCTAGTGGCACCCCAACCCCCTGCAGCACTCGTTTGGCCTCCGTCGCGTAAGGACGACGTATCGAGGATTTATCATACTTCCGGTCCATGAGATACTTCGCGATCTTGGGCAGATTGTCCGCCGTCCATTGGCGCAGGTTCTGCCAGTAGTTATTGTCCGAACTCCGCGCACCGGATACGTGCAGCACCGTGAAGCGACGCTCAGCCGGTGTGGCATCGATGAAGAGAGCAGCAGTCTCCTCGTTCGATGTAAACACGAACCGCATGTGATTGGGCTTCACGTAAGGATTTACGAACTTGGGTTCGATTCGCATCGTCTGGTCAGTCACGAGGGCTTTTAGTCGAGCAGCAGTGTCGCGCTGGTAGCTATGCAATGCCTCGTCGCATTGGAGCAGCAACTTGTTGTCCACCAGCTGATTGAAGCGCTCGGTGAGGCTAGTGATCGAATTGGTCTGACCGTAGTGAGTCGGGCCTATGATCGCTCCTAGGACGCACTCGCCGAGAAAGGTCTTGCCTGCGCCCGGCATGCCGACCAGAACTAGCGAGGTGCCGGGTTTCTTCGCCGGGTCCTGCAAGACGTCAGCGCACCAATCGAGTACCCAATTCGCGGCTTTGTCGTCCTTATCGGCGACGACCTCGTGAACGTAGTCGAGGAAGGGTCTCACTTCGTCCTCGGTCACGTCCTCTGCTGGATCCACCTTGAATCCGCGCCACTGATTCACGTAGGCGCAGTCGTCGTGCTCGATCACGGTCTCGGTCGAGGAGGGATCGAATGTGACGCCAAATACGCGTCCGACCGCGAGCGACGAAAATAGGATGCTGGACACGGGGATCTTCTTGCCACCCAGCGTGAGCGATCTCCCGCCCATGCTGTTCTTGGCCTGCTCGCGTGTCATCCAGAACTGGCTCATCCCCCGCTCTACCATGTCGAGATCGATCAGCACCCCTTGACCATACCAAATGCGGAAGCGCTCGGCCAGCTCTTCGAATTCGAGTGTTCCGGCATCGTCGGCCATGAGGATATAGAGGTTCCTCACCACCTGAGGGCCGACTGGGCCGATCAGCTCAGCCAGACGGGTGGCACCGATCGCCTTCGATGAAGGGTCGCGGTCGAGCTTCCTCCAGGTGGAGTGTAGATTCATCACTCGCGATTTCACGTCGGCAGGATCGTCGTCGGCCAGAGTGGTGATGGTGCGTAGCAGACGCTCTGCGCGATCGAGTGCCTCGGACGATCGCGGCGCCTCGCTGCCTGAGATCTCGGATGCCGAGAGGACGACCGAATACATGCGCCACAGAGCACCAGCCAGGGCCAAACTCATGTCGTTGCGAACGCCTTTCACCCAATACCTGGACAGCATAGCGGCAGCTGCTGCCATCCGCACTGCGTCCACCAGCTCGGGTGCGCGAACTTGGGTCGGCGACACGGAAGTGTCGAGCGTGTCCCAGGTATAGACTTCGCCTTCCGGGTGTATGCTGCCGGGCAGCACCGATACGAAACCCGCCGACTTCGTGCCTCCACGAACCTCGACCGATAGACTGGTGTCCTCCACTTTCAGCGCCTTGATAGCGCGCAGCAGAGTCCCGAACTCGTCCCGGTTAAAATCCTGGTCCAGCACATAGAGCCTGTGGGAACGGGGTTTGCTGGCGCGACCCCAAACCAGGGAAGACGCTGGCAGACATAGGTCGAGTGCTTCGATGATCAGTGGCTCGAAAGTGTCCACATCAACATCCACGATGCGACCGAACAGGTGGACCGCGATGTTGTCGTCGCCCAGATTGGTGAGGATCTTCTCGGGCATAGACGCTCGTCGCGGGTCCCAGTCACTAGTCGGCGCCTTCTGCCCAGCACGAATGCGCACCGGGTTGAGAGAGTAGGCTTTGATGACTTCGAGTGTGCGCTGCAAATGGTGGTCGCGACTGTTATTAGCTGTCACGTGTTAACTCCCGACCCGGTGTATTGAGATTAGTGCCAGACTATGCTTTCGGCTTCGCCCACTTCAGAGGGGTGCACCAAGACGATATGAGCGAAACCGCCTCCATCGTCGGCCTCGCATAACTTGCGATTGATATCCTCCGCTGGAAGGCCGGTCTTATATTCCAGGATCATCGCAAGCTCGCTGTAGTAGAAGCCCTTCTCTTGAAGGCACAGCTCCTCGAACACGAGATCCGCCAATTCGAGCAGCTCTTTATCCGTGATCATCCGCCGTGCTCCTTCTTGGACGCGATCGCCAGACGGATGTCGTCGAGCGTGTCTTTCAGCATGGCTGCTTCGTCCCGATTCTTGCGACGCATCGCGCCAATCAGCAGGCACCATGCCTCCAGTATCACGACGCTGATCTCACCATCGTGCGGATCAGCATAGGCATTGTCGAGGTCGAAGATGTGACGCAGCATCATCTCCTGATTCGGCGAGAATCCAAGCTCATTGCAGACGGCACGAATATCGCGCTCCATAGAGGGATCGGCCTTGATGTAGCGGCGCATCAGCTGGGCGTGGTTCATGTGGCTCATCGATATCTCTCCTTATCTTTGAGTATTGTATCACAAGGCTCTTAGGCACACAATATACTTGGTGTTCAAGAATGTGCAGATATGCTGGCTGGCTCATCAGTGACCGGGAGCCTCCCGGCCAGACCCGGCATGCCGGGTTTCGCCTTTCATTTGTCGGCTGGTTTCGGCTCGTCGAGGTCCTTGAACTCGCAGCGATAGAGGTCGTTGTGCTTGTCGTAGAAGGCTCGTGCCGCGCGCTCGTTCTTAAATTTGGCGCGAGCTATGACCAGACGGTCATTCATGACTACCACTTCGTACATCTTCATCCTCCTCAGGTCAGACCAATTGCAAATGCGAAGCCATACATGACGGCTCCGAACAACACGATCTCAGCGATCTTTTCGATGGTCGCGCGCATTAGCGGGTGCCTCCTTGCAGCAGAGTGTGAGATGTCCACTTGGTCGCATACTGGGTGTACTCGATCCGGTCGCGTTCCCAGTCTACGTTGCTCGATTGCCAGCCGACCGGCAGACCGAGAGCCTCCGCCCGGTGGGCTTCGTCGAAGATGGCAGCGTAGCCCATCCGCATCAGCTCATCGCGCTTGACCTGGGCATCCGCCAGAGTGAAGCTGCCCAGCACCCGGCGCCATTCGCATTCGAGGGTGCCGCCGATGCGGTAGCTGACGACGTAGGACTTGGTGGTATTGGCCATGGGAGTACCTCCGAGAGGGTGGAGGGCTTTCGCCCCCCTTAGGGTCAGAACGTGAAGAAGCCGGTGCAGAAGCCCAGGTAGCCACCGGAGCTGGTCGGACGACGGAGCAGCTCCGTCATGTTGATCGCGCCCACCCAGCGACCCCACGCCTCATTGTAGAACACGATGTATTGGGCGGCAGGGGCATCCGCGCGATTGTGAGCATCGAAATGAGTAGCGGCGTCCTGCGCCATCTTCGCGGTCGCCTTCTCGGCAGCTTCGCGAGTCGCGTAATTCTTGCAGGGAGTCTTATTGGTGGCGCGGTATTCTTCGATGTTGGCCATCAGGCAATTGATGATGTTCATTTCGAGGTCTCCTGTCTCTACCGGGTTGATTCCCGTAAATCTTTTGTATCACAATGTTCTTACGCGCACAATATATTTCGTGAATGTGCGCGTAAGCTGAATGTGCGGTGCACAATCAGACCCGCGTCGCGTCGGATCCCCACTTGCAGCCGGTGCGATAAGTCTCGATCCAGACGTTGCCGCCCAGGCCGGTGCCGTTGCTGGCGGTCTTGGCTGCAGCCGGTGCCAGCTCGCGCGCCTCATGCAGACCCAGCTTCTTCTGCACCCGCGAATTGTCGCCTTCCGGCAGGAACCTCCGCCCAAAGCGCAGGGCCTCGTCCTCGTTCAGCAGCCAGGACGGACCAAATTGGGTCTCGATCAGACGAGCAGTCACTCGCCGGTCGCCTTCGTACAGACCACGGAATTCAGACTTGCCACCATTGCGCAGGATCTGCGCTTGGCGACGACGCAGGTCGGCGGTGATGCCGCTCGCCCACTGCGTTAGGCACCCGTCCGTGTCGCTCCGTTCGAAGCTGTCATGGGCGCGCTGGACAGCTTCGCGAGCCTCGGCTTCCAGGGCTTCGGCTTGGGCGATGAGGTCAGTGGTGTTCATGTTCATATCTCCGGTTCGAGTGTCAGGCGCGAGCACGGCTGTCGGCCACATACTTGGCCCACATATCGTCGAGTCCGGTCCAGTCCTCCTCCTTCTTGGGCGGAGTCCAGATAATGGCAAAGAAGAGATCGTCGAATTCTTCCTGGGTCGTAGCCGCAGCCATAGCAGCCCTGTATTCCTGGACCTCCTCGCTGGTCAGGTCGGTTTCCAGGGTGCCTTCGGGATAACGCTTCATATCCGTGTCTCCTCTCACAGGCTCGCGTACAGGCCGGTCATGCTCTCGAATGTCTCGCGCAGCATGTCCACGTATACATCCTCGCGGGTCTCGATCTTGGTCATCTGCATCGCGCGCTTGCTATACTTCATAGACTCGACAGTATAGGTGTCGCTCGGGTCGAGACGGATCCGGAGGTGGGTCACACCCGACTTCGTGCCGCGAGGCAGGCGCATGGTCAGCGAATCCTCGCGACCCACAAAATCGCGCGCACCCGTAATTACCACAAAGCGGGTGCCGCCGAGCTGAGAGAGAATGGTGTTGGCTACTTGCATCGTCATGTCCGTGTCTCCTGTCTCTACCGGCGTGAATGCCGTGACCTTTTGTATCACAATGATCTTACGCGCACAATATATTTCGTGAATGCGAATGCAAGCTGAATGTGCGGTGCAGCAAAGCACTCGAATCGAGGTCACCGATAGGACTTCTTCGACTTCATCAAATCGACTAGGTAGCAGACGCGAGCGTGTACGGCACAATAGGCGCCCATCACAGTGGGTGCCTCGCAGAATAGGCCATTCGAAGGCTGATCATTCGCCCACATGGGATACCGGCATTGGGCGAAATAGATCTTTACTGGCTCCTTGGACGGAGATTTCGGATCCTCGACCGGCGGATTCGTTTCATTCATTTGCTCGATCTCCTCACGAATGAGAAGGAGGGCCTAAGCCCTCCTCACTTGACCTCCAGCACTACTTCCTGACCACGACGCACCCGACCGCGCAGGATGTTGCCGATCGACATCCGCGCACGACCGATATAGCCACGGGTGCCAGTCATGTATTTCTCGGAGTCAATACCATTCAGGGTCGCCAGTGCAATAAGGCGGTCCACATCCAGAGCGTCACCCGACTTCAGCACTATCTCCAGCTGCGCGGCCATATCGTCGCCACAGTTATTCGTATTGCCACGCTCGCGGTAGATGTCGCGATACTTCTCGCGCACCACGCTGCCGCTCGGACCCTGGTCTTCCTCTTCTGCGTCTTTCAGGTCGGCTGCATCCTCGTTCTCTTCCGTGACGACCGGCTTGATAGCAGCTTTCTTGGCCTTCGGCTTCGCGGAGGCAGTAGGCTTCTCGGCCTTCGGCTTCACCGCCCTCAATTGCACCAGCTCCTCGGCCTCCTGGCGCGCGATAGCCTTATCGACCGCACGAGACATGACATCATCCAGATCGGATCCACGCAGATGCTGACCACCCGGAATGGTGATGGTATAAACGCCAGTAGCCGACTGCTTGATCTCCAAGCCATATTCCTTGGCGTACACGCGAGCCTGATACACGGCCTGCAGGGTATTCTTGGCATAGGTGCTCACCGGAATGCCGTCGGGATTCGGGAAGATCCAGTCGGATTCGGTCCCAGGGAAGATCTCACCGGAGACCGTCACGCGACCAGTGTGGTCGGAGGTGAGGGTCAGACCCAGGGTGGCAGCGCGCTTAATGGTGTTGTGATGGATGGACATTCTAAATCTCCTATGTGCCGGTGTTATTCACCAGAACTTTTATACCACAACGTGAATGGGCGCACAATATATTATGCTAACAAGGGCATTGTAGGACAAAAAGCGCTGCCAAGTGCACACATCGAAACACCGAGAAAATGAGAGTCAGGGGGGCTGCAGATAATTGACAGGCGGAAAGAATGCCCGGAGAAGGCCGAATTTCGGGGGGTCGAAGCGCAGAAGCCGAGAAGACCTGCACACATATGCACATTGCACATATGTCTCCGGATACACGGTCCCTCACACGCTTCTCGCCGAGACCCCCTTTCTCTTTTTTTCTTTTTACTCTTCTTCTTCTTCTTCTTAAAAAAGAAAAAAAGTGTATCCGGGTTGTGTTGCAGCTTGCGCGCAAGAGCGGGAAAGGAGACGTATTTCCGGGAGCATGTGTGCAGCGTGCATGTGTGCAGGTCTAATCGGTTTAATTGTCATTACGATGCGCTTGTGCTAGTTTACAAGAGCATTGTTACAATTCGTGATTTCAGGGGTATCTGACGTGTCAAAGGACATAGATTTATCACTCCTTCCATCTTCTAGACCTGAAGCTTTAGAGACGGGTTTCGCGAGGTTTTATACTGGTCGCCCATGCGTTAGAGGACACATGGCTCCTCGTTATGCTTCGTCTGGGAGCTGTTGCCAATGCGTGAATCACAAAACATGGGTTAAGGAGCAGCGTATTCGCAAGGCTGCTCGGGATCTGGGCATTCCACTTAAGGAATATCGCAACAGGAGGGATGCTAAGGCTCCTCGCTCTGATTCGTTGCGTTCCTGGCTTCTCTCGTGTTAGTGTGATGCTCTAATAGAGCTGAACTCATGCCATCTGATTCAGATAAACCTGTTAAGCATAGTGCACAAGGGGTCTCCGGTCGTAAGGCTATGGGGCTTTCGCTGGTGCCTAGCTATGATCCGGCCACACCTCTGACTTACAAGCCTACTGGTGTTCAAGCAGTCAGTAAAGCGTTCGACGATGATCAAAAGAAGGTGTTCCTGTCTTCACTTTCGGAATTCCCCAGCACAGCCATGGCCGCTCGTGCAGCTGGCGTGTCTATGACCACAGCTTATAAGCACAAATACAAGGACGCTGATTTCTCTGAAGCTTGGGACATCGCGATTGAGATCGGTTACAACATTCTAGAGGCTGAGGCTATTCGGCGCGCGGTGATGGGGGTCAAAGAAGACGTCTATCACAAGGGTGAAGTGGTGGGGCAGGTCACCAAATACAGCGACACGCTGCTGGCCTTCCTGCTCAAGGGTCGTCGTCGCGACGTGTTCGGCGACAAGGCTAATGAGAACAGCGAGGATGCGTCCATCACCATTCGGGTAGTCGGTGGTCTTCCTGATGCCTGAATTAGTGGTGCACTTACCTGAACTTCATTCGGGGCAGATTGGTGCACTCAGGATGATGGATGCCGATAACAAACCCGCTCGGTTCAGAGCGATCAGGTGTGGGCGTCGCTGGGGCAAAACATCGATGGCCAAGACCCTGGCTGGCGACAGGATTCTGAAAGGCCGAATCCAGGGTTATTTCGTTCCGGCGTATAAATATCAGACCGAGATCTACGACGAATTGCTTGATATGCTGCGCCCGGTAGTGAAGTCGCACAATAAGACTGAGGGTGTGATTCGGTGCATAACGGGTGGGCGCATCGAATTTTGGACGCTCGAAAACGACAGTGCCGGTCGCTCGCGCAAATACCACGACATATACATCGATGAGGCAGCATTCACTAAGCCCAACATGATGGACATATGGAACAGAGCCATCCAGCCCACGCTGCTCGATTTCAAAGGAACCGCGACGGCACTGAGCAACGCGAACGGTGTCGATTCGGAGAACTTCTTCTGGCGTATATGTAACGAGCCTGAGCATGGATTCGTCGAGTTTCACGCTCCCACTGCCAGCAATCCTTATATGCCGCAAGAGGAACTATCGCGACTCGAAAAAGAGCGTCCTCCTCTGGTCTGGAAGCAGGAATATCTGGCCGAGTTCGTGGATTGGTCGGGTTCACAATTCTTCAGTCTCGACCATCTGCTCGAAGAGGGTCAGCCTATCGAGTGGCCTTCGAAATCGGCTGGTGTGTTCGCTATCATCGACAGCGCCACCAAGACCGGCAAGGAGAATGACGGGACAGCGGTAATCTACTGCGCCAAGAGCATTCTCGGCGCCAAGCATGAGTTGGTGGTTCTCGATTACGATATTCAACAGATCGAAGGTGCGCTTCTCGAACACTGGCTACCGAATGTGTTCCGACGTCTGGAAGAGATGGCGGTCGCATGTAAGGCGCAGATGGGCAGCTTGGGTGTCTGGATCGAAGACAAAGCTTCCGGCATGGTGCTGCTGCAGCAGGGTGCTAGGCGCGGCTGGCCCACTCACGCTATCGAGAGCAAGCTCACGAGCGTCGGCAAGGCTGAACGAGCGATTTCGGTATCGGGCTACGTCTATCAAGGCAAGGTCAAATTGACCAGACACGCTTACGAGAAGACTCTGAATTACAAGGGTTCCACCCGCAATCATCTGATGCATCAGGTGCTCACGTTCAATCTCAGCCTGAAGGACCAAGGCGAGGACGATCTGCTTGATGCGTTCTGTTACGCTATAGCCATTGCCTTAGGCAATCAGGAGGGTTTCTAGTGTCTCCATTTCAAGTGCTGGCAGCAGCTCTAGCTACGAGGGGCGTTCACGTGTCTCCAAATGTCATCGCAGATGCAGCTTTCGCGGCAGGCGTTGTCGTTACGTGTACTACAGCTCGCAGCGTCGCTGATCACATAGCGCATCACGCAGCTCTGTCGAAAGAGGTGTCACCGTAATGTCTGTCATCAACGTAGCCACATCCAATCTCGGCGGATCTCTGCAGCAGCTGCTTATGGCAGACGAGATCATGCCTGGGAGCGACGCCTCCTACCAGACCTGCAAGACCATCTACGCCTACCATCCTCTCGGCAGGAAGATGGCCGACGCTCCCATCACAATGGCGCAATCGCAAAAGCGTCAGATCAGCGTAACGAATGCTCCTGAGGCTCGCGTTCGTGAAGCTTTCGAGGACGAGTGGACGCGCATTAATGCGGATCTTTACATCGCCCAGGTCGCGAGCGTTGCGCGCATTTACGGTGTGGGGTCGATCATCGTAGGCGCGCGGGAAATCGATCCCGAGAAGGAGCTTCCGCTCGATAAACTGGCTGATCTGTCTATCTATTTCAACGTGTTGGACCCTCTGAACACTGCGGGCAGCTTGGTGCTGAATCAGGATCCGAATGCTCCTGATTTTTTGAAATACACGTCCATCGCCGTGTCGGGTCGCGTGTATCATCGCAGTCGTTCTGTCGTGATCATGAATGAACGACCCTTGTATATTGAGTACACGACTTCGGCATTTGGCTATGTTGGCCGGTCGGTGTATCAGCGCGCTCTGTTCCCATTAAAATCGTTCGTGTCCACTATGATAACGGACGACCTAGTAGCTCGCAAGGCGGGTCTGATCATCGCCAAGCTGAAGGCGCCGGGTTCCATCATCGATAACGCTATGCAGCGCATGGCGGGTGTGAAGCGCCAACTGCTCAAGGAAGCGCAGACCAACAACGTGATGTCTATCGACTTGGCCGAGAGTATCGAGAGTCTGAATCTGCAGAATGTGGATGGCGCGGGGTCGTTCGCGAGGACGAATATTCTGAAGAACATTGCCACTGCTGCCGACATGCCAGCTAAGATTCTCGAAAACGAGACCATGGTCGCGGGCTTCGGTGAGGGTACGGAAGACGCTAAGAACATCGCGCGCTACATCGATGGGATTCGCGAGTGGCTGACACCCGTGTATGCCTTCTTCGACGAGATCGTGATGCGCCGCGCATGGAATGAAGACTTCTATCGGACCATTCAGGCTGATTTCCCGGAATATGCGGACGTCTCCTATACCGACGCATTCTACCGCTGGAAGAATAGTTTCGAAGCCACATGGCCTTCGCTGCTGAAAGACCCGGAGGCTGACACCAAAGCGGAAGATGTTCGCCAGAAGGCCATTCTGTCCATGGTGCACATGCTGTTGCCGCAAGTGGATCCGGACAACAGGGCGCGACTGATCGAATGGGCAGTGGACAGTGCGGGTGAGAATAAGACCCTCTTCCCACAACCCCTAATTCTGGATTATGAAGCGCTCAAAGAATTCGAGCCTCAGCCTACTCCTCAGGGTGGAGGTGGCTTAGCTCCTATGTCGGACAAATACTGAGATACGCGGTGGTGTTGCTGCACCCTCGCGTTACTGCCGGGCGGAAAGGGCTGCCTCTTCCCGTTTCGCCCGGCAGGCCTGAAGAGGAAGAACTGGGGCGAATTGCTCATCGCAGGTCAGAGGCTGACGCTCTGAGACGAGAAAAAGAGCGATTGATGAGAGAGTTCTTCAAGCTAGGTGTGGCGATTTCTAATCGCGGTTGGTTCGGTGATTCTAAGAAGCGTCTAGACAAGTTGGATCGAGATCTAGCGGATATCGATCGCAAAATCGAGGAGACAGGTCAGTGACCTTCTACGAAGTAATTACTGCAGCTGTTCGCGACATATCCGACAACGGTTATGATCCGATCAGGGTGGACCAGTGGTTACAGGAAATCGAGGAAGCTGCAAAACGTGATCTAGTCTCGACTGATGTTCTCGATCGCACATTAAGGGCGTCGCTCGAAACACTGTACAAGCGCTATGTCGAGCGTGGTGCTCTGCTGAAGTACAATCCTGGCGTCACGCGTTACAGCCTCGACAAAGTGAAGCCAAAACTTCGCGCGGAGCTTGATCGTCGCATAATGGCATCAGCTCAGTTAATCAAAATGAATCGTGAAGAAGCGATTCAAAAAACGCTGCGACGTTTCGCCGGGTGGTCCACTTCCATTCCTCAAGGAGGTTCGGAGGTGGTGGATAAGAACGAGGTGAAAGGCGATATCAAAAAGTCGCTCAAGCAATTGCCGTTCGAGGAACGACGCGTTCTGATCGACCAGGGCCACAAATTCACTTCGGCGATTTCGGAAACGCTCGCGACCGATAATGGCGCGCTCGCTGCCGTGTGGCACTCGAACTGGCGCCAGCGTAACTACAACTATCGGAAAGACCACAAAGAACGAGATCAGAAAGTATACACTGTTCGCGGCAATTGGGCGCAGTCGAAAGGACTGATGAAGGCCGGTCCGTCGGGTTACGTGGACGAGATCACCAAGCCTGCTGAAGAGCCTTTCTGCCGATGCCATTATGAATGGGTCTATAACTTGCGCGACTTGCCTGACGACATGTTAACTGATAAAGGACGCGACGAGCTTTCGAAGCTGAAAGGCAAATCGAGATGAGTTCGATTGATAAAGCAATTGCTCGAATCGAGAAGACGTTGGCTTCGGTGCGCTATGATGGTGCGCCCAAAGAATGGCAGTCGAAGGCCGGTGGTCTGACCGAAAAAGGTCGGAAAGCTTACAATCGCCAGACTGGCGGCAATCTGCAAAGACCCGTCAAAGATCCTGACCATCCGCGACATAAGGCGTTCTGTGCTCGCATGAAAGGCCAGAAAAAGAAGATGACCGGCACCGCGACAGCTCGCGACCCGGAAAGTCGCATCAATAAATCCCTCCGGCGTTGGAATTGTCACTGATGAACATGTTATCCAAAGCTCTCGATCGCATTAAAGCGACTCTTTCCAGATCCGATGCCGAATGGAAGGAAGAGGACCACCCTCGCGGTGAAGATGGCAAATTCGGTTCAGGTGGTGGCGGAGCAGCAAAAGAGAAAAGCTCGAAAGCTGCCAAGCCGAAAGCTAAGAAATCAAATGTGCTCACTCCAGCCATGGCGCTGAAAAATAAAACATGGCACGAAGCAACATGGCACAATAACACCAAAGCATGGGATGATGCTCCCATCATGGTGCTAGAAGCCATTCAGAAGACGGGTGAATTGAATACGGTCACCACAGATCCTGGAACCAACAGCTACTATCGTCGCAGCAGCAAAACTATCAACATGGGATACAAGCCCGATCCAAAAGACCGAAAGGCCGTAGTGATATGGCGCCATGAATTCGGTCACGCCATGGATTTCAATGGTGAAATGGAACCTCAATCGCTTAAATGCGCGAAGATGATGGAATATGACGCTAGAAATCAGGAAGCGATTGTGAATAGCTTCTATTCTATGCTTATGCCGCGAAGAAAAGATGATGAGTGGATGGAAAGCGAAGGTTTACTATTAGCCGATTTTGTGTGTGCTTTGACCAATGGTAGGGAAGGCTGGGGACATTCGAAAGACTACTTTTCCGATGTAAGCAATCGCACTGCTGAGATGTTCGCCAATTATGTTGCTTTAATCAGTGGCCCTGACGGCGACGAGTATAAAGCGGTGCTTACTAAAATGGCTCCGGCTACGTGTCTCGGATTTGATGGCATTCTTCTCCACATGGGCGACCCGAAACGCTATGGCAAGATGAGGAAGTCTTGAGCATTGCTCCTACAATACCCTTGTGCTACAGTGTTTGGCTTTAAAGAGGAGAGCGGATATGTCTAGAATTACGGATGTCATCAAGAGGATGTACGCGACTGTGCGCGCGGATGCCGAGAAAAGCCCCTTTGAGGCCATCGAAGCCTATAAGAAGAAATTCGGGTCAGTCCCGACGTTGGTCGGCGTTCCGGTGCCACTGGAAAAGATGGCTGCAGTGCTGAGCAAGGCGCTCGAAAGCGATAAAGCTCTTACTGAGGACGAATGGTACAAGGCTTTGGATGTGAAGGCGCCACCTCCAGGCGTCTTGACCTGAATCGGAACCGGCTTTGTTGCTCACCTGCACACCTCTCACATCTGCCGGAGACACGGTGGGTAGCTCACGCCTCGCGCTTATCTCCCTTTTCTCTTTTATTTTCTATCTTCTTTCTCTTCTTAGGGTAGAAAAGTGCAGCAGGGTAGTGGTGCACCGGGGCGACCGGGTATCTGACAAGATGTGTGATGTGTGCAGGTGGGCGACTCTTTTGAACATGATCAAAAGAGAATACTTGCATTTCAGCACGAAATTTGCTATCGTATAAATGCCTGCATTCGAGGAATATCAATGCGCACCATAGCCGACTGTTACGCCAGAATTGAGAAGACCCTGGCCAAAGGCATGTCTCGCTCTGATGCTACCTGGGAAGAGGGCAAGCACCCTCGCGGTAAGGATGGCAAGTTCGGATCTGGTGGCGGGTCTAGCAAGTCCTCTTCTTCGAAGAAAGAGACCTCTGCTGCTCCTGAAGCAAAATCGGAAATTTCCGCGAAAGGCGCCAGGAATATTGGCGGTCACATCACTGAGACTAAATATCTCAAGGATGCCCTTGAAAAGAGCATGAATAAAGACGGAAGTCTCACACCTGCTCAAGCCAAGGACATGAAAGAGCGTTGCGAGTATGGCGCCGGATTGTTGTATCAAGGGATCGAAGAGACCATTGATATGGAAGTTCGGAAAGGCGCGAAAGAGAATGGCTCAGCGATTAAAGAGCTTCTTGCCGCTCAAGAAATTCTAAATAAAGCTGAATACACCTCTGATGATTTCACCAAAGTGATTCAGCACTTGAAAGACTCCAGAATCGCGAAAAAAGAAGCCTGATTCATGATTCACGCTGCGGGTATCATGTTCGTGACGGACGAGGGCGAAACGCTTCTGTTAAAGCGTGGTCCTGGCGGCGATTGGCCCGGCGCGTGGTGCTTTCCTGGCGGCAAAGCTGAGGGCGACGAAACGCTCGAACAGACTGCAGAGCGTGAAACGCTTGAAGAATTGGGCTTTCTGCCTGAGGGCGAAAAGCGCGTCTGGACTCGTCGAATCTCCGATAATCAGATGCCTGCCTTCCAGACGATGGTGGATCCGACACCGGAAGGCCCTATCAATCCGGTCCCTCCTCTCGGGGATCCGGTGGATTACACCACTTTCATTCAACCCGTAAAAGAGCGTTTCGTCCCTAAATTGGATGGCGAACACACTGCTTTCGCGTGGTGCAAAATCGACACGCCTCCGGAGCCTCTGCACCCTGGGGCGGCAGTTTCGCTGCGTCGTATGTTCATGGATGAGCTGGGCGTCGCTAAGGCAATCCGTGATGGTGATCTGACCAGCCCGCAGCAATACGAGAATATTCACCTATTCGCTCTACGAATTACAGGCACTGGGACTGCGTATCGCAAGAAGCTGGAAGAATTCGTTTACCGCAAGCCTGAAAATTATTTGACGCCAGACTTTCTAGAACGGTGCAATGGTTTGCCGGTCATCTGGGAGCACCCGGATAAAGGCAGACTGGACACTCGCGAATTTGCAGATCGCATCATTGGCATGATACTCTTACCCTATATTCATGGGGATGAAGTCTGGGGCATCGCCAAGATCTATGATCAGGATGCTGCAAAATTGATGGCGTCTAAGCAACTTTCTACTTCACCTGCCGTTGTTTTTCGCGAAACCGATGGTAATGTGCATGCGAAGTTGGAAGATGGGCGCACCCTTTTGGTGGAAGGGAAGCCTAGCCTCTTGGACCATTTGGCCATTTGTGAAGAGGGCGTCTGGGACAAAGGTGGCGAACCCACCGGAGTCGAACTATCCACCTTTAACCACTCCGGAGAAACCAAAATGTCTGATGAAATCGAAAAGGAACCTGCTGCTGAGGCACCTCGTGCCGACGCTGATACGGGGACCGGCAATCTCGACAAGTTGCTCATGGGTATCGATGCCCTGTGCGACCGAATCGATGCCATGGAAAAGCGCATGGACTCGATGATGTCCAAGAAGGACGATGACGAGAATCCTGCTGCTGAAGAGCCGAAAGAACTCGCGGCTGATGATGCTGATGCAGGCGAGCCGGGCGGCATGAAGGCCGACGAGCACGATTTGCCGCCCATGTTGTCCAAGGACGACGAAGAGGAAGACAAAATGGCTCGCAAGGACTCTGCGATTCGTACACCGGGCATCGACGCGCATATCGCGAAGGAAGTCCGTCGTCTCGCTGGTCTCGTGAGCAAGATGCCAAAGGTCATGAGCGACGATGATTACGCTGCTATGGCGGATTATCAGGCTCGTGCCGACAGCGTTTATGGCGCTTTCGGTGAACGTGCTCCTGCTCCGCTCCAGGGCGAAACGTCGAATGCCTATCGCATTCGTCTGGCCAAGGGTATGCAGCAGCACAGCGATGCTTGGCGCGATGTCCCGCTCCGTGATCTTCCTGGCAATGCTCTGGAAATCGCTGAACGTCAGATTTATGCTGACGCCTCTTCTGCCGCGCGCAGCGCCTCTGGTGTTGCTCCTGGTAGCCTTCGTGCCATCCGCAAGCGTGACGCGGCTGATCGCATGATCACCGAGTTCGTCGGTGAACCCAGTGCTTGGATGGGCGAGTTCCGGACTGCTCCGCGCTCCATCAACAAGCCTTTCTTCCGTCCGCGTCAGATCGGGGGTTAATCTACTATGTCTAATTCTATCGCTTTCAATCCCATGCTGACCACCAACAATTATGGTGGCTTCAGCACTCAATCCAATGGCCTTGTGCAGGGCGTTGCCATGGACGATCCGGCGGTGCGTTTCGCGCTCTCCGGTGGCGTTCTCGCGACGGATGAAACTCTGCCGATGTGGGGTGGTGTGGGTATCTACGCTCATGTGCCTCCGGCTGCTTCCGAGACGCTGGGGACCATCGTTGGTCGTGCGGATAACTACACCGCCTACGATCCCAAGCAGCTCGTCGGCTTCTCGGTGGTCAATCAGGCCACTGCTTGGCTGACGACTCCGCAGTCTCCGGCGCCGACGGCAGCTGGTGGCATGACGGTTCCGTACTTCCTGTTCGGTTCCGGTGCTCGTATTGCGGTCGATTGCGACGCGACGCTCGCGGCAGCTCTGCTCGATGGTACGATTGTTCCGGAAGTTTACTGGGACTTCACCAATCAGCAGCTCGTAGCTACTGGCACTGATGCGATTCCTGTGAAGGTGCTTCGCGTTCAGGCTGGCAACTCGAAAATCGTGGTATGGGATAACGTCGCCCTGACCGCTACTTACAACAACAGCGGCACCGCCGCGCTCATCCAGATCTAAGGAGCCGCTGAAATGGCGAATATTACTCCCTCTCGGGTAATGGTCTCCCCGCACTACATGGAACCGGGGAAACTGTTGCAGTACAATCAGGCTTCCGGCGCTTTCGACGCTCTGGCGGGTGGCAATCCGCAGGTGCGTCTCGGCGAAGGCGATCTCTACGTTTATATCGATGCTTTCGATATCCGTACGACGATGGCCGCTGGTCAGACTGAATACAACTCGCTGCCTTCTGTTTCGGTCGTAGCGAAGCAAATCAGCACCCCGACCTACCTGCAGCGCGTTCGCGCCGAATACGATCACCATGACACTGCTGCGATGTCGCAGTGGGGCGTGTCGATCGTCGAAGCGCAGCGTCTTGGTATGCGCCAGGGCCACTTCCAGCTGATGCGTTCTGCTCTGCTGTATGGCTTCAATGGCTCGAACGGCGAAGGTCTGCTGAACACCAGCGGCGCCACCACTGCCAATCTCCCGGCTGACAGCAACGGTAATACCACTGTTGTCACCTACGACAATGGTCAGATGGCGTTCTTCCTGCTCTCGCAGGTGTCCGCGCTCAAGACCCGCACGATGCAGCTCGGCATTGGTCACCGCATTGTGGTACTCGGTCCGCAGCGCGTCCTCGGTTCCTGGGAATACCAGGACATCGTGCAGGTGACTCAGTTCCAGCGCGCAGGCGCCGGTACTCTGTCCACTGCCGGTGTTGTGAAGGCGGTCGGCGAGATGAACGAGGACGAAATCCTCTGGTGCTACGACGACACGCTGATTGGTAAGGGCGCGGGCGGCACGGATGCCGTTCTCATCATCCTTCCGGAAGTGGAGAAGCCTAAGGCCGGTCGTATCAACACGAACGTCTTCGCTGAGCTGTCTCCGGGTCTCGCGGCCTGCACCCTGCAGTACTGCGACATGGCTGCTCCGCGCGAAATCCCGACTCCGCTCGCGGGTGGGGCAATCGATGTTCTTTCCGAATTGCGTGTGACGTCTGGCTGGGGCGTTCGTCCTGAAGCCATCGCCATTCTTAGCATGCAATATCAGTAAGAACTCTCGGCGCGGGGCAGGATATGTCTCCCGACCTTAAGTCCCGCGCCGATTCCTAACAATCAAAGAGGATCTCATGCCAACCCTTTACGTAGCTAATGCCAGCAAGCAAAAGCACGACTTCATTTATCGCGTTCCTGAGGAAACGTCTCTCCGGAGGCAACAAATTCCTGCAGGCGGGCAGATCACTGTCTATCAGCCTAATGCACCCATCGAGGTGTTAAAGACGATTGTGGATCAGCATTCTCGCTATGGTCTCGTCGATGTCGCGGATATCGATCGTCGCAGGCCTTTCGTAGGCGTTTGCTACAGCTTCGACAAGCCCATCAAAGTCGATAAGATCATGCAGGCTGACGAGCATAACGCAGGTGTGCTGCAACAGGCTAGCCAGGAGGCTCGCAAGCTGTCCGCAGCTGCCTTGCACAATGCCATCGACAGGGCTACAGAGGGTGCTGTCAAATTGGAATCCCTCGAACTCGAAGTAGTCGAGCAAAATGGCCCGACCGAACCGGGTTTGAATGAACGTGTCATGGTGCACCGGGACGGCGAAGATGCCCCTCCTCCGCGCCGTAGCACACGGACGCGTAGAGCTACCTGACATGCCAGCAGAACCCACTCTAGCAGGCTTCGAGACGTTCATAACAGATATCATGGGGATCGACCCTTTATATCTGCCCTCGAATAGTCCGGCCATAGAGTGGGCCTATGCCAATGCCCTGATGATTGTGAACCCCACCCTAGCACTGGTGGGGGTCCGGTCGCCGATCATGACCACTCTATATGTGGAAGCGGTCTATAATCTCGGCGGCGACAATCTCATCAATTATGCTCCTGATCAGCCTGGGCGAATCTACTTCGCTGATCTTCGCCGGAGCATGAACATCACCAGCTTTGCGTCGGGTGTCGTTCAATCGGCATCCGATAGCACCACCTCCGATACACTGGCGGTGCCCGAAGCGTTGAAGAATCTCACGATTTCTCAATTGCAGAACATGAAGACCCCTTGGGGTCGCAGATATCTGTCGATCGCCCAGACCTACGGCACCATGTGGGGTGTGGCATGACGAAGCTTCATCTCGGCGTTATAGACATTCCCTACAAAGAAGAATCCCAGACTACAGGGGAAGTGGCCGAGATACTAGAAGCTCGTTATAAGGTCATGGAGTCCTACTTCGAATCGCACAAGCTCGATATAGCGAAGGCGATGGAGAATTCAGTAGCTGGCGCTCTCGAAAATCTGATGCTCGGGGGTCCGGTCGATGCGTCGCCTTTCGTCGCTGCCGAGAGCTTCATTGATGCGGATTTTCGTAAATTCCTGTCCAGCAGCGAAATCGAGAAGCTCGGAATTCCGGGCGTTCCCACTCAAGCTGCACTCGATGGCGTCAGTCACCGGTTCAAAAATCCTCGTTATGTGAAGGTGCGGGGCAAGAAGGTGAAGCGTCCTCGTCGGCCTTCTTTCATAGACACTGGTCTTTATCAGTCCAGCATGAAGTCGTGGTTTAAGTAATGGTGAACGTAGCCGAAAGCGTCGATTCGCAAAGGCCAATTCGAGCAGCCCTCGATGACGGCATTAATTCGATCTCGGCTGGTCAGGTTGTCACCTTTCAGAAATACGTAAAGAAGATCCTGCCGATTGACGGATATGTGTTTTGGCTCGCTGGTGAGACTATTAGTGTTCCTGGGTCTTTCCACTATTCCAGCAACACTGACCAGACTGAAGACGAGACTATTGCCATCAATTCCGTGGTCTTTAACACCACGACGCTGGTATTCGAATTCAATACTATAGACGAGCAGACTCTCTACATCGCTCATTATGACGGGATCCGTTTCGCTTTTTCGAAGCGAGGTCCCTTCTACGAGCAAGCGGGCGTCTATCACTACGAAGGCAACGCGGTATATTCAGCTCTTGCTACTCAGCTCGTTGAAAACCTATATGACCTGGAAAATTACGAGCCTATCGTATCCAATAGCCTGCCTGCTTGGCTGACCATCAAAGAATACAATCCGATTTGGCTCCAGAATAAAAATCCGGGTATTGAGTTGTATCCGTCCTATTTGGTCCCATTTAACATCATCCCACCATATGGGGTGGTGCATATAGAGCCATCTAGGACGTCTGCCATTCAGGCAGCGCCTAAGCTCATTATTAATTCGACCCATTATCAGCTGACTACCGATAAGGTTAAAATAACCTTTTATGGTCTTACCAATGCTCAGGTGATGGATTTCGTGGATACGGTTAATCAATATACTGTGGATACGGACGTTTTGGGGATCATGAACATACCTACGGTTCGTGATGAAAAAAGACCTCAGTCCGAAATTCAAGCTATTGCAATGAAGAAGACAATCGAGTATGATGTAAGCTACTACCAACAGCGCATACGTGATGTCGCGCGCCAATTGATAGAGCAATGCATCGTCGATTACCAAGTTTCGCCCTACCAAACCACGTGACAGGAGATAGTCATGCCTCAGAATCCGAATCAAGTTTACCCTGCAGTCAGTGGCGGTGTAGCTCGCCCACTGAATAACGATGCCAATGGTCTGCTCCTGAGCACGATCGGCGGCGATTCCACCACGCTCAACATCACCGCTGCTTCCGTAGTGAAAAACACTGCCGGTCGCATTGCGAAGCTCATCATTCTCGCCCCTGGCTCGACTGGTGGTGCCTTCACGATCAACAATTGCGCTGCCACTGGTGCCGCGACGACCGCGAACCAAGTGTTCACGATGCCTTACGATTCCACCCTCAATCAAGCCGGTCGCGTGATCGAGCTTGATATGCTTTGCAGCACCGGTATCGTCGTGTCTGCTGTGCCTACAGGTGGTTCTCCGCGCATCGCGATCACCTATAGCTAATTCCCGAATCGTCTCACCCTAGCCGGAGAGAAAAATGCCCAATATTGTAGTCGTCAATGTTACGCAGACTGTCGGGGCAGCTCCCGCCACTCTGCAAAAATCCGGCGCTCTCATCTCCCAGGGTGGGACGACGACCAGCCCTGGGAATGTGACGCTGATCACGCAGCTTGCGGATCTTTCGGCCATCCTGAAACAGCCTGAGACCATCGCGACAACCGTTCTCGCAGGAACGACCGTCACGGTCACGACCACGACGCCTCACGGTTATCCGACTGGCATCGATATGATTATGACCATGGCTGGGATCACTCCTGTCGGGTATAATGGCACATATCTCTGCAGCATCACGGGTGCCAGCACCTTCACCTACGACCTGAATCAGGTGCTCATCCTGGCCTCGGGCAGTGGTGGTACCTACGTTCCAGAGAGTGCGATTGAACTCGAAGCCATGGGCAAGACTTTCTTCGCTCAGGGCGCGAATCTCTCCTGTTACGTTCTCGAATTGGGTCCGGGTAGCCCTACGGATGGCGTCGCAGCTCTGGATGATTACATTCAGGCGAACCCCAACAGTGATTACACTCCGGGCGCAGAAGGCTATTTTTACGCCTACGTGGTGCCGAAATCCTGGGATGGAAATTCTTATTTCCTGAATCTTCTGGCGTCATTCGAATCTACGACCGCCAGGACCTATTTCTTCATCACGACCACGCTCGCTACCTATCAGAGCTACACGGATCTGATGAAGTGCGCATTCACGCTGATCGAGTCGCCTCAATACGGCACTTATTTAGCGAATGAATTGACCGATGCCACGTGGACGAGTGGTAAGGTCACGTTCGAAACGACCTCGACCAGTGGCGTTTCGGTCGGTGACTGGTTTACCATCGCCGGGTGTACTCCGTCCGAATACAACGGCACGTATCAGGCGTTGGTGGTGGATGGCGTATACATCACCGCCTACTTGGTCGATGATCCTGGTGCTCTCACTGTTCCTGGCCAGCTTAATCAGAGCCTTTACGGTAATGCAGGGGCGCCTAATACCGAATTCACCGTAGCGTCGTGCTTCTGGCGTCTTCTCAATTACTCGCCGACCGCAGCCAATCTGGTCGCTCCTTTCGCTTTTGGTTATACCTATGGTGTGACTCCTTTCCCGACTCGGGGACAGAATGCGCTTCTCACTGAATTGAAGGCGGCGAATGTCAACGTAATCGGGACGGGTGCTGAAGGCGGCATCAGTAACACGATCATCCTGTGGGGAACCACCATGGATGGTCACGACATGACCTATTGGTATTCGGTCGATTGGGTCCAGATCAATGTCGATTTGGCGATCGCAAATGCCGTTATCAATGGCTCGAACAACGCGCAGAATCCGCTATACTATGATCAAAGCGGCATCAATCGGCTTCAGGCTGTAGCTCAGAACGTGATGCGTAATGCTATCGCTTTCGGCTTGGCCCTGTCGCCGGTCACTGTCAATGCGGTTCCTTTTGCTCAGTATGTTCTGCAGAATCCGACCGATTATCCGGCTGGGATCTACCAGGGCCTTTCTGTGGCGTATACTCCGCAACGCGGGTTCATTCAGATCGTGTTCTACGTTAACGTCTCGTCCTTCCCGACGGCATAAGAGGAGCAATAGATGCCCGCTAATCCGCAAATCGCCCAGGGGACGCTTAACAGGCTCCGGGGCAGTGTTGTTATTCCGGAGTATCCGGAACTGCAGGTAACTGCTCCTTTTCTTGGCCGTCAGGGTATCAGCATCTCGTTTGATGGTGAGACCACGACCATGATCCCGACGATGACAGGATCTGTCACGTCTCCTATGCCTTACCAGATGGTAACTGTTACGGTTGCGCTCCTAAAGACGCAATCGCTCGCAGCTGCCTGGGAGGCACAGCGCCAGGATACCAGTGTTATTGGGGATATCACCATCACCACCGACACTGTTTCGCTGCCCTCTTACACATTCAATAACTGCGCTATTGACAACGTGAGAGAGCTGACTTTTTCTGGCGAAGACGCTGGTTACGTTGTGACCATCAAAGGTTATTACCAGATCAATAACAGGCTGTGGAATCTCGTCTGATGCGGATTGATAAGAGGCTCAATCTAGTCATCGAAGTCGAAACGGAGCAAGGGACGGTTTTCGTCCACAGCACTCCGATTTCGCGCGATGTTTTCGAGCGTTATTTTTTGATCATCAGCAAGACATTTGCTGCCATCATTAGCGAGGGTCTGAGTTTCATCTCTGGCCCTCGTGTGGCTGCATTGATGCTGAAAAAGATAGCTACCGATCTCGGCGTCTGGGAAGGGCGAGACGGGGTGAATAATGGCCTGATGGCGGAGGTCAGAAGGCTTTCCAATGTCGTGATGCCGAGTGAAAGGGGATGGCAGACCGTCCCGTTTCAAGACGCTATCGACAAGGGACTGCTCGATGAGTCCGATATTGCGGAGGTGGAGGGCCTGATTGCTTTTTTTATCTGCGCCTCTGCAATGTCCCGGAAAACCGAGATTCAATCAGTCCTCGAAAGGATGGCTTTGTGGGGGTCGTCGATAACGTCGTTGAACTCTACGGCGTTCGCAGAATCCTTGCCGATATCGATGCCGGAAGAGACTTCTCAGATTCCGGTGAACATCTCGTCAGTGCCGCATTAAATTGGGTAGCTGGTGAGGGTTTCCAGGAATTCTTTCATCGTCACGATCCAGAATGGAGATGGGAAAGCACACTAGAATTTCGCAATCGGCACATAGTAAAAGCTCTTAAAAGCATTGGGTTGAATCCATGGCAGTGAAATCAGTTATCGAGATTGACGTCCAGGACGATGCTTTTAAGGCATTTATTGCGTCTTTTCAGAAATTTCAAGATGCAGTCAAAAATCTGCCGGGTGCATGGAGCGAAGTAACTGACGCTGCTTCTGGTGTGACTGCTTCGATTGCTAAAAGTGGTGAGAGGATCAGTGGAAATCTGAATCTCATCTCGAAGCAAACGGAGGAGCATCGCAAATTACAACGGCAGATAGAGGCATCGAATCGCTCCTGGGCCGAGTTCGGTCGCGGGACTATGCGGGTCGCCTCTACGGTCAAAGATATAACTCTCAATCTCGCTAAGTGGGGTGCTGTCTCGGGACTCCTTACTGGTGCAGGCGGATTCTTCGGGTTTAGAGCTTTAGCGGAAAGCTCGGCTCAGGCTAGGCGCGGCGCTCTCGGTCTCGGTATCACTTCCGGGCAGTTCCGCGCCGCCGAAACTACCTATGGCCGTATTGGTGGCGCGGGCAATATCCTTTCTAAAATCTCTGAAATGAAGCAAAGCCCCGAAGGCATTGCTCAGCTTCAAAGGCTTGGGATAAGCGCAGAAGATGTGGCTAGTAAAAATGCTGGCGAGTTATTAGATCAGGTTCTTGTTGGCATTCAAACTCGGTACAGATCTTTTGCCCCAGGGCTAGAAAGGCCGCTTTCCGAAACTTATGGATTGACGGAATTCGGCGACCTAGAAACAATAAAACGAATTGCCGACCTACAGCCGGGTGAGCTTCCTCAAATGGCGTCGGAGTTTGCTAGGCGGAGTCGTGAACTTGCCGTTTCCGACAATGTTGATAGGCGATATGAGGACTTTTTGTCTCGTATTGGTACTGCGAGTGAGCGGTTGAAGGTCACTCTTATCGACAATCTCGAAAAGCTGAGTGAGCCTATAGCTAATGTTGTTGATGCGTTTACCAATTTGATAGCCTCTGGCATAAACACGCCAGGATTTAAAGAGGGTATCAAGTCTTTCGCGGACTACATTCAGGAATTATCAACTTGGCTTGGATCGGAAGAGGCTAAGAAGTCTCTTCGAGATTTTGCGACTAGTATCACCCAAGTCGTCGCCGGTCTTGGTAGGATGGTTGCTTGGCTTGCTAGCTGGTTTCCAGAGGAAGGAGAGAGACCTCCGAGAGAATCTGGTGATAGGCCCAGCCCTTCGAATCCTCAGGGTGAAAGAAGGAATAGAAATCCATTTCAGAGGCCACTTTATCCTGCTGAACCGATGTCGTTCACTCCGGCTTCTTACACTCCCGGTGGAGAGGGTATAAACTTTGCCGGTGCTGTTGGTGGGCGTTTTGGTCGTGGAGGCTCTGGAGTAAGGCCGATCACTGGCGGACCCGGTATGTGGGGTGAGCATTTCGCTTCTCTCGAAAATAGGTATGGTCTTCCTGGCGGTTTGCTTAACAGCATTTACCAGCTTGAGTCTGGCGGCGGTCGGAACATGGGTCCAAGTCGCTCAGGCGCACTGGGACCATTCCAATTCATGCCAGCCACTGCACAGTGGCTCGGCCTGCAAGATCCGATGGACACGGCATCATCCGCGAATGCTGCAGCTAGGTTCATGGAATACCTGCTAAACCGCTTCTCCGGCGATCTTGAAATGGCTGCTGCCTCGTATAACTGGGGTGAAGGCAACGTTCGGCGCCAAGTCCAGCGTCTTGGTCCGCGCTGGCGTGAAGGGCTACCGGAAGAAACTCGCAATTACATTAATAGGCTGATGACGGGTCTGGGTCCGAATGTAGGCATGATTGCTGCACAGCCCAACAATCCGGTATACGTTCTGCTTAATAACAGCACCGGGGGGAGTGTAGTTGCTTCCGTCAATGGCCTAGTCATACCAGGAACAGTGACATGAGCGATTCGATCGGTAGGACTATTTACCAATTAGGGTTTCAGATATCGCCGATCATTCTTGCGAATGGTATAGCGAATTATACACCTACCCTTGGACATCTCCCCATTGTCGCATTGACTGAGGGTCCGAATGCTATCGTTACTTTGCTGGCGGGTGGGAATCCTTTCAATCTCGATAATTTCTTCGCCCATTTTACTCCGGTCGCCGGAGGAACTATCCTGAATTATTCGATCGGCCAGTATCCTTTTGCTAATCAGGCAACAGCTGCAAATGCTATTATTGCGGAGCCATTAAATATTTCGATGAGGATGAACATTCCCGTTAATAAACGAGGTGGTCATACTTCGAAGCTCGCGACCATGATTCTTCTGCAGACACTGCTTCAAAAGCATGCCGAATTGGGTGGCACATATGTAGTGGTTACACCGGCAGCGTTTTATACAGGGTGCATTCTCACTAAATTGTCGGATGTAAGCTCAAGTGCGGATCCGATTCCGCAGAATGCATGGCAATTCGATTTTGTAAAGCCTCTCATAACCATAACGGAAGCTAAAGGCGCTGAGTCCACTTTGATGCGCTCGGTCACGCAGCAAACAGCTACTAACGGTAGTTGGAATGCGACCGCTGCCGTCGGTGGTGTTCCTTCTGTCACGCAGACAGGCGTCGTTGGAACAAATCCAATTCCTTTGACGAGTATTCGCTGATGACGACTTATTACCCATTTCAGCCAAGCGAAACCCAAGCTTTCAGCTTTCAGCCCACACTCGACAACACGGTGTATACGATTGTTGTGGGCTGGTCGCTTTTTGGTCAAAGGTATTACGTCCAGTGCTACACGAATAGCACCACGCTTGTTTTTAACGTTCCATTGATTGGTTCGCAAGACGGCATCCACATTCAAAATGTTGAATGGATAAATGGAACCGTTTTTGCTGTCTGCGACATTCCGCACAATTTCAAGATAGGATCTGTTGTTAAGGCCACTCTTCGCGGATTCGTGCCTGATGCCTATAATGGCGCTCATGAAGTATTGGTCACAGGACCAGCTTCTTTCTCGTATTCTTTATCTAGTGATCCTGGTGCCTTCTCGTCGTTGGGTTACGTTTATTACGACATTAATTTGGCTGCAGGGTATTTCACCAATTCCACGTTGGTGTATAGGGCGAGCAATCAGACCTTCGAGGTAAATCCGTAATGCGGTTTTACCGGATAGAAATAACCGACCCGTTTAATAGGGCGCCTCCGATCATCTACACCAGCTGGATCGAAAGACCCGCTTTCCCTCTTTCGGTCTTTGGCCCGACTTCGGATATGGGCGCTCTGAATGTACTTTTCGACCTGCAAACTATGCCTTTCTCCACGCCACGGGGCTACAGCTCCGTAGAGATCTGGGGCATTCCTTTGAGCGTGATTAGTGGTTCCTCAAATCTGAATAATCGCAATATTTCTATTTATGCCGGATTCAAACCCGGTCTGCCTCTGGCTACACAAGCCTCAACTTATCTATCCGGACCGATAGTACAAGGATTTATTTTTCAGGCCTATGGTAACTGGATCGGAACGCAGATGACTCTCAATTTAGTCGTCGCACCGGGTATTCTGACTCCAGTTCAATCAGCACAGCCTACTGCTGTACAGGCAATTTCTGCTCCGGTGGCTCCGCCGACCGGATCTTTGTCGATACCCATAAACGGCAGCTTTTATATGCCTCCCGGCATGCCGGTGTCCACTGCGATTCGGAATTTCCTTTCTACTGCTATGCCCACATTCACGATTGAATCGATAAGTATCAATCCGGATTTCACTCTTCCCCATGAGCAGGGCGGTATCTTTTACACGATTGAACAGTTCAATCAATGGATATACAGTTATTCTCAAAACGTAGTAGGGTCGAATTATCCGGGTATCAGTATTCGTGTTCAACAGGGTAACAGACTGATCGTAAGCGACGCTAATCCTCCGACCAAAACGGTGGTAATATCCTATCTCGATTTGATTGGACAACCGACTTGGATAGAGCCATTTAAAATCCAAATAAAATGCCCTATGCGATCGGATTTGCAAGTAAATGATGCCATAGTGTTGCCACGAGGGTATTATTCAATTTTGCCTTCCACTTTGTCGCGTCAATTCCCCGAACGCTCTCGCTCGGTCCAGCAAGGAAGATACGTTGTCAGAGAATTAAGACATGTTGGTAATTTCAGACAGGGCGATGCTGCGTCTTGGGTGACGGTAATCACTTGCGAATTTCTTCCTCCGGGAGTCGTGTAATATGGCTGACAATTCTCAAACCACGCCACTAGTAAGGACCCTGACACGTTTTGTCCAGGGGGAAATCGAGAATAAGGTTCAGCAATTCGGTCAGTCTTTGCCGGTGTCTGTGGTCGCGGTCGATGGACCTTTCGTTACTGTCCAATTCGAAGTTCAAAGCACGATCACTTTCCCGAATATGAAAGTCCCTCAGGCTATCTCTCGCTATGCAAGGCCTCCCACCCAGGTCGGCGACAAAGGCTTTGTAGTTGCGGCTGATGTGTATCTAGGGGGCGTGACGGGTCTAGGTGGCGGATACGCGAATTACTCTCGCGACGAATCAAATCTGTCCACATTGGTGTATGTGCCTTTGAGCAACACGAGCTGGCCTGCTGTAGATACTAATGCTTACAACATTACGGCACCGAATGGTGTGGTCATCAAAGATGACTCCGGAAATAGCGTTATAACTTTGACTCCTTCTTCGATCGTGCTAGAATGTGGTGGAAGCAGCATTGTTATAGACGCTTCCGGAGTAAAGATAATGGGTGTGGACTTCCTTACTCATGTCCATTCTGGCGTTCGCTCTGGACCTAACAATTCTGGGGGCGTGGTCGTTTAATGCGCGTTTACGGACGAAATTCGGAAACTGGGGCTTGGGAGATGGTCGAGACCACTCCGGCTGGCCAGAACGATTACGTCTATATCACGGCGATGATCCAGTGCATTAAATTGAATATCAACGAATCTCCTTTCTGGGCGGATTGGGGTATTCCTGCGCAGCAGTCTGTCGTCCAGCAAGTGTTTCCGGATTTCTATGTGGCGTTGATTCAGCAGAGATTCGCGCCATTCTTCGCTAGCCTGCAAATAACCAAATTGCAGTCAACGACTCCGACTTACAATGTCTCGGTCGTGACCAATCAGGGTGTCCAAATCGCAATGAGCATTCCCGTATGAGCGGAACCATTCCTATCGTCCTTGGCCCAGCTGGCATGATTGCTGCTAGTCCTGCAGTAGTTCAGCAAGAGCTTCTGGCTAATGTGGCCGCAACAAATCCGGGTTACACCGCGAATCTTCCTGGAACTCTCATCGAGGACATCAGCAGCACAGACGTTGCAGCGATCCTTCTCTGCAATTCGGCCTTGGTCGAATTAGTGAATTCCGTCACTCCCTACGGCGCCAATCAATTCCTCCTGAATCAGCTTGGTCAGATTTACGGCGTTCAGCAGGGCCAGAACACCAACACTTCCGTGTATGTCGTGTTTAGTGGCCCAGCAGGTTTCGTCATTCCTATCGGCTTCACGGTGTCGGACGGGACCTATAATTACACAGTTCAGACCGGTGGTATCATAGCTACCGGGGGCGACAGTGTGCCACTGTATTGCTTGGCGACGCAGGCCGGGTCTTGGGCAGTTCCGGCTAACACGGTGACGTCTATCACTACTTCTGTCCCGTCGCCGATCGTCATTACTTGTTCTAATCCGCAGCCGGGTACGCCTAGTTCTGGCGCTCAATCTGTCGAGAGTTATCGCTCCCAAGTCCTGCAAGCGGGTCTCGCTGCCTCTCAGGGCATGCCGCGATATCTTAAGACGTTGTTGTCTAACATTCCAGGTGTTCAGCCACGGTTGATTTCGATCGTCCAGGGTGTTGGTGGCTGGAAAATCATAGTGGGTGGCGGTGATCCTTATGAGGTCGCTTATGCCATTTACAGCGCACTATTCGATGTTACGAATTTGGTCGGGTCCGTAATTTCTATCACGGCGATCACTCAGGCTGCAGCAGCGCAAGTAACTACTGACCTGAATCATGGTTTGACTACGGGCGACACGACCACTATCAGTGGCGTCACCGGCATGACGGGGGCTAATGGCACCTGGACAGTCACCGTACTTAGCGAAAAGACGTTCACGATTCCTTACAATTCGACCGCTGCCCCTGCCTATATCAGTGGCGGTGAGCTGTCTCCGAATTCTAGGAATCAGACCGTAACTGTCAACGATTATCCGGATGTCTATAACATAACCTTTGTCGTCCCTCCGGTTCAGTCCGTCGGTGTTTCGCTCACCTGGAATACGATTTCCACCAATGCTGTCTCTGCCTCTTCGATGGCATCCGTAGGCGCAGCGGCGATCGTCGAATACATCAATAGCATCTCTGTGGGCCAGCCTATTAATATTTTTGAGCTTCAGAATGCCTTTCAGATCGCTACCGCTTCGATCCTTCCCACTTACCTCTTGACTCGAATGGTATTTGCGGTCACCATCAATGGCATTCTTACCAGCCCGAATGCTGGCACTGGCATCATCGAGGGGGACCCGGAAAGCTACTTCTTGACCGACATCACTCAGATCAGCATTAATCAGGGCTGATGATATGACTCTTCAGAATACGATCCCATCCTACCTCTACACTCAGTATTCTGACGATGACGATTTGCAAGCTTTCGTAGCGTCTTACAATACCATCACTCAAAAGTATGTGGACACGTTCAATCAATTGAATCTGCCCATCTATACAGGGCTTTCGGGTGCTTTGCTGGATTGGGTCGGCCAGGGCGTTTACGGATACCCAAGACCCACTCTTCCTGCTAGCGGCGCCAGTGTTATCGGTCCGATCAATACCTACGGTCCTGATTTCTTCGTTCCTTTAAATACGCAGGAGTCCACTGTAGCTACTAATTATGTGACGACTGACGATATCTATAAAAGGCTATTAACTTGGCATTTTTACAAAGGCGATGGCAAGACTTTTAGCATTGAATGGTTGAAAAGAAGGATTAAAAGATTCCTAATCGGATCTAATGGCACTGCGCCCTTCATTGATCAGACCTATGATATTAGCGTTAATTTCAGTCCTGGAAATGTGGTTGATATCATTCTTCCCGAAAGCCCGGAATCAGATATTCTCATATCTGCCATAGACAGTGGTGCTGCAGAAACGCCTTTTCAATACTCTTTCAATATTACTACCTCTCCTGCCGGAAGTCTGGTAATATGGCTGAATAACACCAGCAACATCGTCGATTGGGAGAACAACAGTTCTTCTAACGTCGATTGGGTCAACAACTCGGTCTGAGGTGCTTCGATGTCCGTTCCCTATTCCTTCGGTTCTGCTATTGGCACCACTCAGCTCAATAAGCTCGATGCTAACTTTTCGACTCCGGTTACGCTGGGTTCGACTGCATTAAATCTCGGCGATACGGTTACCGATGTCACCGGGCTTACGCTCACTAATGCGACGCTTGTAAACCCCGCTCTCGGAACGCCATTGTCTGGTGTTTTGACAAATGCGACGGGACTACCTCTCACCACGGGCGTGACAGGCATTCTTCCGATTGCAAATGGCGGTACGGGTATTTCGTCCACTCCTACACCTGGGCAAATTGATATCGGAACTGGGGCTGGTTTCGTACGTACGACCCTTACCGCAGGTGCGAATATCGCGATTACTAATGCCTCAGGCTCGATTACGATTAGTGGCACTGCTGCCGTTGGTCCCACTGGCCCTACGGGCGCAACGGGTGCTACAGGTGCGACAGGCATTACGGGCGCCAGCGGGACAGGTCCTACTGGCGCTACTGGCGCTACTGGCGCAACTGGTATTACGGGTGCGACAGGAGTTACCGGAACGGCGGGCGCTACTGGCGCTACTGGCGCAACGGGCATCACTGGCGCGACAGGTGCGACGGGTATTACCGGAGCCAGCGGAACGGGTCCGACGGGAGCTACGGGGGTCACTGGCGCCACAGGCGCGACGGGCAGCACCGGAGCCAGCGGAACGGGTCCGACGGGGGCTACGGGGGCTACGGGTCCGACCGGCGCGACGGGTATTACTGGCGCGACGGGCGCTACTGGCCCTACGGGTGCTACAGGTCTCGGCTACTCGGGTCTAACCAGTGCTTCGTCTGCTGCCATAGGCACCGGATCGAAAGCATTCACGACTAATCTCGCTTCTACAAATACTGCCTTTGCAGTATCTGAACGAGTGCGAGTTGCAGTTACAGCATCCTCCTCCAATTATATGGAGGGTAGGATTACGTCATTTACATCGAATTCAATCGTTGTTCTTGTCGATCTTATTGCAGGATCTGGGACATTTAACGGTTGGACTTTTACCGCTGCCGGTGACCAGGGGGTAACGGGTCCTACGGGTCCAACTGGTGCGACTGGTGCTAGCGGAACGGGTCCGACTGGTGCGACTGGTCCTACAGGTGCTGGGGTTACGGGTGCGACTGGTGCGACTGGTGCGACGGGCGTCACTGGAACGACCGGCGTCACGGGCGCCGGAGTTACGGGTGCGACGGGTCCTACGGGCGTCACGGGCGTCACGGGCGCGAGTGGAACGGGTCCTACGGGCGCGACTGGTCCGACCGGCGCGACAGGCGCGAGCGGAACTGGCCCAACCGGCGCGACGGGTCCTACAGGACTTGGCTATTCGGGGCTGACGAGTGCTTCTTTGGCTGTAATTGGCACTGGATCCAAGGCGTTCACGACCAACCTTGCCTCGACCGCGACGGCCTTTACCGTTTCGGAAAGGGTGCGAGTTGCGGTTACGGCTTCTCCTTCGAATTATATGGAAGGCGTAATCACTTCTTTCTCTTCGACTAACATTATTATCAATGTCGATTCTATCGGCGGATCGGGGACTTTTTCTGGCTGGACTTTCTCCGCTTCTGGCGCTGCTGGTCCTACTGGTGCGACCGGCGCGACCGGCGCGACCGGCGCGACCGGCGCCACTGGATCTGTCGCTTTCCCTATATCGAGTGCAGACGTTTCATTCATTGCGAGTGGCACTGGAGCGGTAACTCGCACCGGGCAGGCTAAATATCGCGACACCGTTTCGATCAAAGATTTCGGGGCGGTCGGCGATGGAACGACCGACGACACAGCAGCTATTCAGGCGGCAATTGATAGCCTGGGATCTGCCGGTGGTGCGGTAATCATGCCTAATGGCATGAGGTGCTTGATCGATAACAATCTGACTATTAAGGCCAACGTATCTTTTACGGGTCCGCATAATTTCGTCGGAACACCTCAAGATAATACTTCCGCCCCTTACGGTAGTGTTGGTGGTGCGTTGATCCTCAATTCTACTAAAACGATCACGCTCAAAAGCGGCGCCTCGTTACAAGGGTTCTTAATCTATCGCAAAGGAATGACCTTCCCGGCGCCAAATTCGTCGGCCTTCGCAGGAACGGCGATCACTATTGGCGGCGACGATGCAGCTATATTCTACTGCATGATTTTAGGCTTTGCTCAAGCCATATCGAGCAGCGGAAATCAGCGCGTTCGCATCAATACCACGAATATAGACTGTCAGGCGGGCATTTTGATTGATGACTGCTACGACATTTCGTATATATTCCAGGTCCATTGCTGGCCCTTTGCCACTATCGCTCCTGGTGTTCTTGCAAGCGCACTGCAACGCTCCGGCGCAGCTTTCATGTTCACCGACGTTGGCGATTGGATAAAAGTCACGGATTGTTTTGCCTACGGTTATTTCCGTGGCTATGTTGTTCAAGGCCCTAACTCGATGACATTCGTGTCTTGCGGGGCGGATAACACTACCTTGCATTCAGGATCTATTGGTTTTGTTATTACCAGTGCCATTGGTGGCGGTGGCGTGGACACGTCATTTACCGAATGTCAAGCGGCGGGCTGCGAAACTGGTTTTTACATCAACACAATAGCGGGTTTAAGCACTCGCTTCGTTAATTGCGATATCTGGGCCTGCACAAATCACGGGTTCTACATTGATTCTGCAGGTGATGTAAATATCGGCAGCGGTATCATTAGAGATACAGGAAACGGTATTACCATACTAAATAGTGCATCTCAGGTTTACATCAACAATGTGCGCTTTTCCGGAATCGGTGGGCTTCCGGTAAATGTGACCGCTACGAATTCGAACGTTTATATCGGCCCTGCCAATGATTACTCTGGTTTTGGTCCCGGAACTGTAGTCACCAACAATACGTTTAACGTGATCAAGCAGGTCGTGTCTGCCGATCCGCTAAATGTTCCTACCAATGGCGACCTTTTCGAGGTTACTGGAACAAACAGCTTTGGCACGATGGGCAGCGGGTGGAAAGGTCGTCGTATTACGCTGACGTTTACGGACGTCCTCACGATGTATGACGGCGGAGCGACTTTGAAACTCGCCGGAAACTTCACCACGACTAATAACAGCACGATTCAGTTGGTGCATAACGGTGTTGCTTGGCTCGAAGTATCGCGAAGCTCTAACTGAAACAGTTTTTCGTAACCACAGAAGAGGCAAACATGAGTAAAGAAGAAGACAAGACAATCACTTTGACGCTCTCAGTGGGACAGGTAAATCAACTCCTGACTCTCCTCGGAGAGCTTCCGTTCAACAAATCTGCAGACGCTATCTTTTTTCTTAAGAAGATAGGCGATGAGCAATTGCAAGCTATCGAAAAGGAAGAAGCAGCTTAAATGATCGTATCGGACAACAGGCTGATTAGAGTTATTCCGCCCTGGCAGCAAAGATACTCATGGCCTGTTTCCGAACCCGATGACGACCTTGATTATTCGTTCGATGTAACTGCAGCCTTGTTAGATGCGAATGATCAGTTCGAATATGCAACTGCTTGTGTCGCTCCTCATGGACTGACCGAATTATACCTAAGTTCTATGACATATGCAGACGGGATAATCACCCTTAGGGCGTCCTATGGGGTCCCTGGAAGAGTATATATCATAAACATTAAGGTTTACTGTTCCAATGGGAGACAGTTCTCCTTTTTCGTTGAACTTCCTATAAGTGCCAATTCGGTGGTAAACTTGCCTGGACCGCCTTATTCGCCTTATTATAGCAATCCAATCTCCACATAGGGATTAAGACATGTCTGGCACATTCCCCAATGAGCAGAGCAACCCAGCAGGCGCCATACCGGTTTGGATCGCACCCGGACAATCAGGTGCCGGTTACACTCCTACCGCAGCCTCTGCGAATTCCGTCACCACGGGGGGAACGTCGGTAGTAGCCATGGCGGGTCCGATAGCGGGTGGCTTCATCGCCAATCCGCTAAGCGCAGCTGCTCAGGGTCTCGGTGCCGCAGCGAATCTCTACATTAATTTGATCGGCACACCCGGATCCACCGATGCCGCAGCAGGCAACGGGACGTTGATTCTCGTCCCAGGTGCCTCTTACAATGTCCCTGCTCTCGCAAGTGGCGTCAACCTGCGAGTGAATGCCGCGTCGAGCGGTCACAAGTTTACAGCCTTTAAATGGTGATTGATTATGCCATTAGAAAAAGGCAAGAGCCAGGAAGTCATCTCTCGGAATATTAAGAGGGAGATGGAAGCGGGCAAACCTCAAAAACAGGCGGTCGCCATTGCTTTGCAGGTAGCTGGCAAGTCCAAAAAGGACTCGATCGAACAATATATGGATTCGGTTAAATCAGGCAAACCTCGCTGGGATGGCGATATGTCTGCCGAATACATTCTCAAGAGGTCCAAATGAGCCAGATTCTCTGGGCGAACAACGCCTCGACCACCATAACTGGGACGATCGCATTCAATTCTCCGACGGTTACGGTATCGGCTGGTACGGGGGCGTTGTTTCCTTCACCCGGGGCATATCAGTATTTTCTGGCTACACTATCTCCTTCGACTCCTGGCGCGCAGCCACCGGAAATCGTTCGCGTCACTTCGGTTTCGGGCGACGTGTTTACTGTCCTTCGCGGACAGGAAGGCACGACAGCGCAAGCTTGGGGTGCGGGTTCCATTCTTCAGAATCTGATTACACGCGACACGCTGAGCGTTTTTCCGCAGATGACTATTTATGCCGGAAATCCTAATGGCAACGTAGCTGGTGCGGCAGCTTCCGGTATCGCTCCGCCTTCTACGGTCTGGGACAGCACGAATGGCCTCGTCTGGATCTGCACCGCGTCGGGAAATGCCGCGACGGCCAGCTGGGCAGCACAGGCTCCATTGAATAGCCCGGCTTTTACCGGAACCCCGACGGCGCCTACTCAATCGCCCGGCAATGATTCAACGCGTGTAGCGACAACAGCATTCATTCAGGCAGCTCTCGCCACTAAGGCTAATCTGGCTGGCTCTGCCGCGCAGCAATTCAGCGTCGCTGCTGCAAGCTCTAACTCGCAGGCGGTCAACCTCAGCCAATTCACTAATCGCTCGCTCACGACAAATGGATATCAGGTGCTTCCTGGCGGTCTCATAATGCAATGGGTGGCGGGTCCTATTGATCCACCGGGACCCTCTGAACCCTCTCACGTGTTGAATTGGTCAATTCCTTTTCCGGCAGCTTGCCTTGGAACTTATTGTTCTACAAATCTTCCAGGGCCTAGCGTTACTACTGACCATTGGTATCAAACTGCCGGATTCAATACAACGACAGTCACGGTTCAGCGTCAGCAGACAGGGTTTACCGGTTCGACCTTTACGGCAACTACTCAAGCTTATGTCCTCGGGATTGGGTTCTGATGAATTTCGCTCGTTCACTAAAGATCGACAAGGCTGGTATAAATTACCTTCAATGGCCTATCGCATCTTATAACGAGCTTCTTGATTACTATTTGGATGTAAATAGCGCTGTTTACGTGAATGGAGATTTTATCTCTAGTGTTCGCGTAAATGTGGCTCCTTCCGGTTCCGGCGAAATTGAGGCTCTGGATGTCGATGTGGTCGATGGAGTCATTCGCATCGATCTACAGGGCGGTGTTCCAGGTCGGCTATACCGGGTAAGAGTTAATGTAAACACGTTTCTCGGAAGAGACTATTCCTGGATAGTTAATCTACCGATAAGAAAAGAATATGTTCCTGGACCCTATCAGGTCGCTCCTGATCCCGGATTCGGTCCGGATTCGAACTGGGCTATGATTGCGCTGGAAAATGGTCAGGGTTTCTGGCGTCTGGAAAACGATCTCGGCAATTGGGTTTGGGGCTAGATAAATGGCAAACATCAAAATCTCTGATGCTATCGTCACGAACCCCCAGCCGACGGATCGTATGCCGATCGCGCGTCCTGGTTCTGATGTCGCATTTTCGGTTGAATTTCAAGACATTGGACAATTCGCGCCCACAGGTCCGACGGGTCCGACGGGCGGCACTGGACCTACCGGCGCTACGGGCGCTACAGGTTCTACGGGTTCAACTGGCGCGACGGGTTCTACGGGTGCGAGCGGCACTGGACCTACCGGCGCTACGGGCGGAACAGGTTCTACGGGTTCAACTGGCGCGACGGGTTCTACGGGTGCGAGCGGAACTGGCCCTACGGGTTCAACTGGCCCTACGGGCGCGACTGGTATTACGGGCGCTACGGGTGCTACGGGCGCGACGGGTTTGACGGGTGCAAGCGGCACAGGCCCTACGGGCGCGACTGGCCCTACGGGTTCTACAGGAGCGACGGGTATTACGGGTTCTACGGGTTCTACGGGTCCGACAGGTTCTACGGGCGCGAGCGGGACTGGCCCTACGGGTCCGACAGGTTCTACGGGCGCAACTGGTCCGACAGGTTCTACGGGCGTCACCGGAGCCAGCGGGACTGGTCCTACGGGTGCTACTGGGGTGACGGGCGCGACTGGCGCTACAGGTCCGACAGGCGTCACCGGAGCTACGAGTGCTACGGGCGCAACTGGCCTCGGCTATTCGGGCCTGACTAGCTCTACTTCGTCCACGATCACAACTGGCTCTAAAACATTCACAACCAACCTCGCCTCGACTGCTACTGCTTTCGCGGTATCTGAACGTGTGCGAATTGGCAGCACCGCCTCCCCCTCGAATTTCATGGAAGGTGTGATCACCTCTTTCAGTGGCACGACTCTTATAGTCAATGTTTCTCTCACGGGTGGCTCTGGCACATTTAGTGCTTGGGCGATTTCTTCCGCCGGGCAATCTGGTGTTACTGGGTCGACCGGATCGACAGGCGCGACTGGTGCGACAGGCGATACTGGGCCGACCGGATCGACAGGCGCGACTGGTGTTACCGGAGCAACTGGTGTTACCGGAGCAACTGGGCCGACAGGCTCTACGGGTTCTACGGGCGCGAGCGGTACAGGTCCGACGGGCGCAACGGGTCCGACGGGCGCAACGGGCGTTACCGGTCCGACGGGCGTCACCGGGGCTAGTGGTACGGGGCCGACGGGCGCGACTGGTTCTACTGGCGCGACAGGTCCGACAGGAAGCACGGGCGTTACAGGTGCAACAGGTCCGACCGGAAATACTGGCGCGACAGGTCCGACAGGCAGCACGGGCGTTACGGGTACTGGCGGCGCTCTCGGTAATTGGGGATCGTTCTGGGATACCACCGACCAGACAGCGGCGGCAGCGAATACTGCTTATTCCGTCAATCTGAATAGCAGCGACCCTCTAAATAATGGCGTAAGTGTTGCTTCTGGAAGCCGAGTCACATTCGCTAATGCGGGCGTGTACAGCCTGACTTTCTCGATTCAATTCCAAAATACTGATACGCAGATTCACGACGCAAATGTATGGCTGCGCAAAAATAATGCGGGAAGCTCCGGCGATATTCCAGATAGCGACACAAGAATAAGCGTCACATCTAAACATGGCGGCGTCAACGGCTATAGCTTGATGACTGTCAACTTTGTTTTGACATTGGCCGCTAACGACTATATCGAGATGATATGGGCGACGACTAACACGAGCGTATCAATTCAAAGTGATCCTGCTGGAACAACACCAGTTTCTCCTTCTATTCCAGGTGTTATTTTCACCGCGACGCAGGTTATGTATACGCAGCTCGGTCCGACAGGGGCGACGGGTGCTACGGGTCCGACTGGTGTTACTGGCGCGACGGGCGTTACCGGGGCGACCGGGGCGACGGGCGTTACCGGGGCGACCGGGGCGACCGGAGCAACGGGCGTTACAGGTCCTACGGGCGATACAGGGGCGACCGGAGCAACGGGCGTTACAGGTCCTACGGGCGTTACAGGGGCGACTGGCTCTACGGGCGTCACAGGCGTTACAGGCTCAACTGGCTCTACGGGCGCCACAGGCGCAACCGGAGTCATTTCTACTTACCCTGGCGCGGGTGTTGTTGTCTCTACCGGAAGCGCATGGGGTACTTCCTTAACCGCTCCTAGTGGCGCTTTGGTCGGCACTACAGATACTCAAACGCTCACCAACAAGCGCGTCAATCCTCGGATCGTTTCAATTACCGGCGCGGCTGGTGGCAATATCACGCCTACAGGTGATACGGCGGATCAGTATGAGGTTACAGCTCTTGGTGCTGCAGCAACATTCTTGGCGCCGTCTGGAACTCCGGTCGATGGGCAGAAGCTGACCTTGCGGATCAAAGACAATGGCACTGCCAGAGCATTAACTTGGACGACCACCTCTGGCGCTTATAGAGTAATTGGGACTACGCTTCCGACAACCACGGTAATCAGTAAGACCATATATATCGGTTGCATCTACAATGGCAACGATATATTTTGGGATGTTGTTGCTGTAGCATCTGAGGTGTGAGATGGCTGAAGTGAAAATAATTTTTGAGAAAGAAACGCAGTACGGCATTTACCGTGATGCGCTTTATTTCCCTGAAGATCAATTGCCTTCTGATGAAGAGATTGAACGTCTAAAGCAGGAGCGAGTTAATAACTGGGTTGCGATGATCATGGCACCTCCTGTGGAGGAGCTTCCACAAGATGGCTAATCGGTATTGGGTTGGTGGAACAGATCTTTGGGATGGAAACGCAGGCTCTAAATGGGCGCTAACCTCTGGGGGAACGGGCGGTCAGGCCGTTCCAACGGCTTCTGATGATGTGTTTTTTGATGGCAATTCCGGCGCCAATATAATAACCATATCTACGACTACTGCGCTTGCAAAATCTTTAACTTGCACTGGTTTTACCGGAACTATTGCCGGTACTGTTGCTTTATCTGTTTCAGGAAGCGTCACGCTTGGCTCTGGTATGACATGGAGCCATAGCGGAACTTTTACGATTAACGCTACTGGTACGCTCACAAGTAATGGAATAGTTTTAGCAAATTTAACTAAAGCAACTGGCGCCGCAACTTTAACTTTTGCGGATGATCCTACTGTTGTGGGCGCTGTAACTCTTACTGCTGGCACGTTTGACTTGAATAGTAGGACGGCAAATTTTGGCTCTTTCAGTTCAAACAATACTAACACCAAAACTGTCGCTTTTGGGGCTTCCGGTGTCATCAATATTACCGGCACGGGTACTGTGCTTAATTTTGCTCAAAGTGGTCCAACAGTTACTGGCTCTAGAACAGTTAATATTATTAATGGCGGATCGACGACCATTACGGCTACCACCACATCTCTAACTACATCTAGTGGTTTTGATTTAAGCATTACTGCGGGTATCTTCACGTTCAACACAAATGGCACAAGTCGAAATGTTAATTTCACGGGGTTTTCCGGCGCTTGGACTTTATCAGGCGGTACATCAATTTTTGGAAATTTGACCGTTTCTACGGGTATGTCCATTAATGCAAGCGGGCAAACCCTCACCTTTAATTTGGCGTCTGCAACTCAAACGGTTCAAACCAATGGTAAGACTTTTGATTTTCCCATAACCCAAAATGGTTCTGCTGGTACATTAAGGTTACTTGATTCTTTAGCGATGGGTTCTACAAGAACCTATACGCTTACCAATGGCACACTTGATCTTAATGGCAATACCCTCACGGTAGGCACTACAGGGGCTTTTACGACCGGCACAGGCACTAAAAATATTACCTTTAACGGCGGCATTTTGGCTTGTCCTGCCGCAACAGTAACTGCCTTCAATAATGCTCAGCCTACCAATTTTACCACAACAGCAGGCACCGGCACTGGCGAAATCCGCATGACTGCGGCTGGCGCCAAAACCTTTGTGGGCGGCGGGTCCACATATCTTTGCACTTTGAGCAACACTGGTGCTGGAGCATTGACAATAAACAATAGCAACAATACGTTTACAACTATTAGCAATAAAATTAACCCATCAACTCTCAATGCACCAACAACGTTCACATTTACTTCTGGTACAACTACGACAATAACTAATTGGGACATCAATGGCGCGTCGGCGGCGGCTTTAGTAACAATTCAAAGCAGTACCCTTGGCTCTCAACATACTCTGTCAAAATCGAGCGGAACGGTAAACGCCGAATATCTTAGCATTCGGGATAGTAATGCGATAGGCGGCGCAACCTGGAATGCTACTAATAGCATAAATGTCAGCAATAATAATGGCTGGAACATTACAGCGCCAATTGCTAGCGCAAATTTCTTTATGTTGTTCTGATGGTCATCACGTGAGAAACGCCATGAGCCAAGAGCTTTACAATATTGTCGTCGGCGTCGCCGGAACAGCAATCGGCTGGATCCTGAAGGTCGTTTGGGATAGCGTCCGCACGCTACAGAACGATATGAAAGAAATCGAGCGTGAGATTCACACTAACTACGTAAGCAAAGACGACTACAAGCAAGACATAAAAGAAGTCAAAGAAATGCTGCGCCAAAATAGCGCGGAAGTCAAAGAGATATTAAAACAGATTTTCGAGAAACTGGATAAGAAAGCGGATAAATGATCCCTCTGGTTGTCTGCACAAAAGGTTCAAAAAGCTTATCGGTCATGCAGCAGAGCATTGCTGCTTATGCTCTCGACCAAGTGCAAATGTGCGTGTTCTCCACCAACCACACCAATTTCGGCGATGCGTATAACTACGCGATGCGCAAGTTATTCGAGGGTCACGACGAAATCCTTTTCGCGAATGACGACATTGTATTGCATCCATCTACGATCCCATTTCTAATGGAAGATGTGCAAAACCTCAAAGCCTCTGTTCCGTTACTCGGTCTCGTCGCGCCACGGTCCGATAACGTCCGCCCTGGACAGTGCATCAAATACGTCGGCGGTGAATCACCGACTGAGGTCTATGCGCTTTCGCCGATTCTTGCGTGGATCAGCCGAGAAGCTTTCGAGAAGGCGCCTTTTCCGCCCATTAATTGGTTTTCCGACGATGTTCAGTGTGCAGACTTGTGCGCGCTCGGCTACCGGCATTTTCTTTCTCGGTCGTATGTCCATCATGTCGGATCTTCGACGATCGGCTACGACAATAAGCGTCACACAGACGAAGCTCGTCCCTGGATTGTTCAAAACCGCCCCCATTACGCAGAGCGTTGGGGATTAATAGAGAGGCAACATTGAAAATCGCAGTCTATGCAATCGCGAAGAACGAACAGCAATTCGTTCAGCGATTCTGTGACTCAGCCAAAGAAGCTGATGTCATAGTTATAGCCGACACAGGCAGCACCGACGAAACTGCAGAGCTGGCAGCTCGGTGCGGTGCGCAGGTTTACACCATATCTGTAAAGCCATGGCGCTTTGATGTCGCGCGCAATGCGGCGCTTGCACTTGTTCCGGCTGACGTTGACGTTTGCGTGAGCGTTGATCTGGATGAAGTTCTTGAACCTGGGTGGCGACAAGAGATCGAGAGGCACTGGGTTCTCGGTCAGACGACCCGCATGCGCTACCCATTCGATTGCGGCCAGGGGCTGATCTTCAAGAATGAGAAGATCCACGCTCGCGATGGCTACCGGTGGGCATTTCTCTGCCATGAATATATCACGGCGGATAAGCGCATCACGGAATCATGGGCCGACACCGACACGCTTTTGATGCGCCATTTGCCGGATCCGACTAAAAGCCGGGGACAGTATTTGGACATGCTGAAAGCGGCAGTTGAAGAAGACCCTGCTTGCGAACGGAACGCTTTCTACTATGCGCGTGAATTGTATTACCACTCTCGTCACAGCGAGTGCATAGAGGCTTTCGCGAAATATCTCGCGATGCCGTCGGCGATATGGAAGAATCATCGCTCGTTCGCTCATAGAACGAAAGGCCGGTGCCATTGGCAGCTAGACGAACACGCTTTGGCCGAGAAGGAATTTCAGCTGGCCTCGATCGAGGAGCCTCACACCCGCGAGCCTTGGTGCGAGCTATCGGTGCTTTGCTACCGGCAAAGTCGCTGGCCGGAATCTCTAGCTTACGCGATGAAGGCACTTTCGATCACGGATACGGTGATCACCTTCTCGTCGGATCCTGCCGTATGGGGTTCTCAGCCTCACGACCATGCGGCTATTGCAGCTTCCTGGCTGGGGATTAAGAACGTAGCCATCGAACACGGAGAGAAGGCCCTGGCCTTCGAGCCTGAAAACGAAAGGCTGAAAGTAAATCTCGAATTCTATAGGGCTATGTGATGGAGCTACCCAAATTAACGCCTATTGTTCAATTCGCAACAGCTAGTTTCGCTTTGGCTGTCGGCGGATACACAGCTGGCGAGAAATTTGGGTGGTTTAAAAATGAGATCATCGCTTGGGCGCCAGAGCACTTCCGAATTACAGATTCTAAAATCGGCGCACCGGTCACCGTAACAGTAGCTCGAATTAAAAAACGTGACGATTGCTCCGTGGAAGGATTCGAAGTTACGATTCGGGATGGTGCCGGTGTGATCCATCAAGCAGCACCGAGTATGACACGGTTCACCGGTCCTGCTGGGCCGGAGATTGATACTTTCACTTATACTCTGCACATCGACGAAAAAGAAATGATCTCACCCGGCAGAGCCACATTGCTAGCGACGATCAAATATAAGTGTCCAGAGGGCGAACGCACGGTCACTTATCCTCGTCACCAAAATCTGACCTTTATGCTGGAGAGATAACATGGAAGCTCTTCTTAATCTCGTTCGGACAGTCGCACCAAGCATCGCGACCGCCGTAGGCGGTCCATTGGCGGGCATGGCAACGAAAGCCATCTCGGAGGCTCTCCTTGGCAGGCCAGACGGCACAGAGGACGAACTTACCCAGGCTGCTGCTAAGGCCACTCCGGAGCAGCTTCTCGCCCTCAAAAAGGCAGAGCAGGATTTTGCTGTGCAGATGCGCGAGTTGGACATCGATCTAGAGCGGATCTCTAACGCTGATCGCGACAGCGCCAGGAATCGAGAGATTAAGACCAAAGACTGGACGCCTCGCATCCTGGCCGGATTTGTGACCGTCGGTTATTTCGGCGTGTTGTTCTACATGCTGATTAATGGTCTCCCTACGCATGGTGGATCTGAAGCGATGTTGGTCATGCTCGGCACACTCGGCACTGCCTGGGGCGGTATCATCGCTTATTATTTCGGCAGCAGCGCCGGTAGCAGAGAAAAGACGGAAGTCATGAGCAGGATGGCTGTAAAATGAAAAGCAATTTCGAATCTTGCCTCGAATTCATTCTTCATCACGAGGGGGGCTGGGCTGACCATCCGAAAGATCCGGGTGGTGCGACTATGAAGGGCGTGACTCTGGCTGTCTATAAGGAGTACCTCGGTCGAGATGTGAGTAAGGAGGAGCTGCGCAACATTCCGCAGGAGCATCTCCTTAACCTCTACAAGACACGCTATTGGGACAAGGCCAAGTGTGATGATCTCGCTGCCGGTCTCGATTTGGTCGTGTTCGATTTGGCTGTGAATGGCGGTGTCGGTCGTGCAGCGCGCATTCTTCAGCGGTGCGTCGGGGCGACTGAAGACGGGGCGATCGGTCCTAAAACTATGGCTCTGGTCAAAGAGGTTCCGGCCAAGCAGATGATCATTCGATTCAGCGAGCAACGTCGAATGTTTTACAAGAGCCTACCCACTTTCGACACTTTCGGTCGGGGCTGGCTGCGTCGCACAGACGAGTGCGAATCCAGGGCTTTTGAGATGGCTGGAGATCAATCATAAACGCTACGATTGATCTCGCTGCGTTAAAGCTCTAGCCTTGTGCCGGTGAAGACAGCCTTAATCCCGGCTTCTTGCAGCTTCTGCCTACAATCGTCGCACACCCTATGATGTTCGACGATTGCTATGGCGTTTTTCGCCTTCGGACCAGCAGCCTTCAGGGCCATTACTTCTGCGTGACCGGATTGCTGACAAATCGACCGGCAGAGAGTAAAATCGTCGCGCTTGTATAGTTCGCCTACCCTGGGACACGATGCCTGGGGATTATCGCATGAGTTCTCCCCTGTGAATTGCTCACCATCTTCGGCGATGATGGTGCACACGATGCTCTTTTTGGCGCAGGGTCCGCGTTTACTCGAATTCAGCTGCTCCCCTTCCTTCAATTCGCGACTCAGATGGGCTATCTGCTGATTAAGTCTCCACCATTCCTGAGAGAATGGGTGCGCTTGTCTCAGGATCTGTTCTTTCACGTTGATCCTGGCTCGCAGCATTCCCGGCTTCTTGGCCTCCCAGAACGGGTCTATTTGAGTAATTTCGGGAAGTGTTGATTTCTTATTATCCATTAGTCTATTCCTTACGAGATCCGCTCCAGCAACGATCGACCTTTATCCGTAATGCAGAGTGCCACACAACGTTTGTCATCATTCAAGCGACGTTTCTTCAACAGCTTACCCCTCTGCAATTCGGAGGACGCTTTCGATATGCTGGGCATGGAGACACCGAATGTTTTCGCCAGCTCTGTTACCTGAGGGCTGTCTGAATAACATGCCGCCAAAATGCCCATTTTGATTGCCGACATTTTCGGATTCTGTCGAACCATCGAGACGATGATTCTGGTTACAGTGCTTTCGATCATAGGATCTCCCCTATTGTTTGTGTGTGAAAAAGACGTGTTCATCGACCTCGGCGACTTCCACTAAGTGACGCCACCTGGAGCGATATCTTTTGGTGCGGAAGTATAATGCACCATTGGTAATGTCACCGGGCGCCTCTCCCGCGATATGCCACGCGGCCTGCCAAGAAGCGTTTCGGGGCGGCATGACGTTACGGACGCTACTACAGGCCCAGCTAAATTGGCAAACGCCTCCGGACCGCTGGAAGACGACCGCGCAGGGGGTCTTAGGAAAGGCCGGATGATTGACCCGGTTCCAGATCACTTCAGCCACCGCGCGCTGACCATTCTCGGACAATCCGCGAGCTTCCCAATAGATGGCGCGAGCTATGCAGGCGCGTTGTTCGTAAGCTGCAGCAGGAAATGCGAGGGTAGCGAATGCGACAAGCGTGGTGGCGAAGCGAATCATTATCTGCTCTCCTCGGGGGGCTGTCGTGGTGAGAAGAGCTTGCGAGACCGCTCGATATGGGGCTTCAAGAGCATTTCCAGTGTATCTTTGATGCGCGCGGCACCCCAATGGTCGTTCTCCTGTTCGGCGATTCGCAGATTGTTTTGCAGTTGAGATATCAACGAATTGCTCATTTCGGATCTCCCAGCGTCGCGCGCCGAATTGGCACAATATTAAAACCCAGAACGTCATAAACACGTTCAATATCTGAGATGCTTGGCGTAGTTTTGCGCTTGCGCCAGCGAAATATCGTTTTCTCATTCATGCCAGCTTGTTTCGCTATAGCCTCCCACGACATTCGCTGGCGCTTCCGTTGTTTTTCCATGAACACTATCAGATGATGCTGGCTTGCGGTTTGCTCGCTCATGGCTTTTGTCTCCTATCTAGCATCCTCTGCCTCACGCGAATTAAGTAAATCATTCGTCGATCGCACCATTTAGCCATAGCACTCGCGAACTCATATAGACGCAACGTAATTCGGCACAGCACACCGACAACGGTCCATTGAACCCTGTCCCACAGGGTGATTTTCATTTCTTTTCTCCCCATGCTTCTCTTTCGTATATGTCAGGCGGGTCTCGGTTTTCGCCTTCCCACCCGCGAGCTTGAACAGCATTGCGCGCCCACTCCATAGCTTCTTTTTTTGTGGCTTCATACCCAACAGTCATAACCTCATTGCCGCGCATAATCGCGGCCATCCAAAGCTCTCTTGTGTAATCGCGGCCAATGACAATTTGCAAGTCGCTCATTCCTTTTCTCCCAGCGCACGAAGTGCGGTGGCTATTTTTCGGGCTTCATGATCCATGCCCGCTGCGCTTGCTGCTGCCAAATCAAAAATCCTGCTATTGCCTGCCGCACTCGCCTTACGCATTACCTCTGCAAATTTCTTATCCGAGTAATGAGCATATTTGTCAGCCACTTGCGCCGCTTCTTCCAGCGCATCGCGCCGCGCCTCAGAAACGCGCGCATCCACTTCAACGGGCGTGAGGACTGGGCCACCATATTTTTTGTAACTCCATTCTTCTGCAGTAAAGTACAGATGGTGGGTTTGCCATAGTGGGGCGTCATCGTCGTCAAATACCCGCCACCAATACGGTATGCCGCCCACCCAATGCCACCCA